ACGTTGCTGTTCGTAGAAGCGGAACCGACAGTAGCGAGCCAAGGAGCCGTCAAACTGGTGTTGATCTTGTGGCCTACAGATGACGTTTCGCTGCTACTCGTCGTCCCCACCAACAGATTCCCGCTCGCGTCGAGCGTCATCGCTTGGGTGCCGTTTATTAATCCAACCAAATTGTTTCCGCTAGATCCAATCTGGACACGAGTGTAACTGCTAGTCGCGGAGTCAGCGAATGACAGAAGCGCATTGGCACCACCCGTTTCGATGATTCCACCAAGAGTAACCGCTCCAGCTTTAGAGTGGAATCTCGCACTCGGCGTAACCCCCACGCCGACGTTGCCGGATGTGTCCAATATGACCCGATCATTGATTCCTCCGCTACCGAGTCCGAGATACTTGGATGTATCAGCGGTAACGCGTCCATTGCCAGACGCATCGACTCCGACGATCAGATCGCCAACAGTGTTGCCGCATAAGATTCCTCCAACAACACCAGTGCTTGATTTGAATGCACCAGCGTATCCAGAAGTAACAACGCTATGGACCTTGTACGACGGACTAACCCCCACGCCCAGCCCCGTGGAGTTCAGGGTCATTCGGGTACCGCCAGCGCCGTCGTACCAAGAGAAGACGCCGGATGAAGCAATACGATATTGCTCAACACCAACGCATTGGAAACGTAACGTGCCGTCAGATGATCCGACAACAAAAGCCGTTCCTGCTCCAATAGTAGCGTTATCACCGAGCTGCGTTAAGGAAGTTCCGCTGTTTCGAATGTGAAACGGCAATGCAGTACCAGTGTAAAAACTTCCACTTGATTGACCCGTCAGAGCGCCGGTGATGGTGGCGGCTCCGACAGTAAGAAGATCTGTAGTCTTGTTATACGTCAGGCCAGCGTCGCCCCGCAAAGTACCGGCATCATTGAAAATGATCTGCGTATTTGCACTATTGCCCGTCGTAGACGAGCCGATGTTAGTCTCCAAAACGGAGACTTGTTGTATGATCCGCTCAATGGCTTTCCTCAGAAGCCATGCGGAATCGCCTTTCGGCAATGTTGAGAGATTAGACATATCCTTGAATTTTAGCTGTCAGGTTGCCAATCATAGATTGGGTTGCTCTTTATTCTCCTTAAAGAACAAAAAGCAACCCACTCTTTCGAGTGGGCTGGTTGTGTTACGGCAAAGCCTGAATGTTGGCGTTATACACGCCAGCGCCAGTCGCCTTCAACTGTAGACCATAGGTCGTGCCTTGAGGCGAGGTCGGCGTAAAGGTCACGGTGCCGTTAGCGGGCACAGTGAACGTAAACACGCGACGAGCCTGATTAGTCGACGCAGCAACAGTAGTGTTGACAGTAGCCAGCACAGTGTTGGTGTAGCTCTGCACCACACCAGTGAAGTTCGTGAAGGACATCACGACATTGGTGGTGTACTGAGTAACGCCAGTGTACGCGGCATAGATACGATTGGTGCTGCTGGCAGAGTCATTATCATAGAGAATGACGGTGTTCGCAGAGCCACTGGTATCAGTAACCTGGAAGTTGCTGATGGACACACCGGAAGTGCTCAGCACAGCGATAGAGCTGGTGAACGTACCGGACACGACTTCAGCGAAGACCAGACTGATCATCGCCACGAACGAAACGAAGTACTTAAAGAACTGCTTCATTATTTTGTTTGTTAATTGTTGCGGTAGCTATCTATCAGACGAAGAGCGACGGGGCGATCTGGCGGCGATAGATGATGGGTATGACGTTACGGTTAGTGTTGCCGATGATGCCGAGCACGGTGTCGGCGATCAGCTGCAGGAACTCACCGTACTTGTTGGTGTCGAGGTTATTCGAACCATAGTTGACCAGCACGTTGTCGGTCAGGCGAACTTCGCCGTTCCAAGTGAGCTGGTTGAAGCGCTTGCCGTTGATCGAAGCGCCAGTGAACTCGCTGGGCGGCGGACCCACGTCGATCTGCTCATAGGCGTTGTAGCCGATGAGGAACGCAACGCCGATCGGAGCGGCCGCATAAGCGGGATTGATGACGGTCTGACGAGTGGCGTTCGGGGTCGAATAGCCGCTGTCAGGCAGCAACAGCTCGATCTCAGGCGCGGGCATCGTTCCATCCTCAGCGAAACGCAGCGGATAGAACTCTTCGCGGAAGATGATGTTCGGCCCGATAGCGCCCTGAAAGGAGCTATTCAGGAGGTTCATCGCCAGCGGCTTGGTGTTCAACACGTGGGTGTCGAAAGCGAGACCTTCATAGATCTCAGAACCGCCGAGCAGAACGTACTTACCCTTCGACATTTCATTGTCAGCCGGGGCGCCGCTCTGCATACCTTCCATCGGCGGGATCATCAGGTAGTTCTTCGCGTAGGAAGCGACGGCCTGAATCTGCCGATAGGAAAGGAAACCGTTGTCGTCGGAACCAATCTTGGCGGCCGCAGCGGCAACCCAAGCGGTGTCCTTGATCGCGCTGGTATCGGTCGGCAGAGCAGCCGGGGCGTTCACCAGAGGCAACTCACCAGCGGTGGTGTTGCCAACGATGTACACGAACGGCGAGTTCTGGAACACGTTGTCACGCGTGAAGAAGTCATAGCCGACAGCAATCTGCTTCGAGAGATCCTCAGCGGCGAACTTCAGCTGCTTCGTGCGGAAATCGCGGAACGAAGGCAGGAAGTTAAACTGCGGGGATTCGAAGTTATGACGCTTGACGCGGCTCTGATTCGTGCGCTCCCAAGTGCTCGCTACGGTCTTGAGCGGCAGCTCGGTGATGTTCTTCGGGCGATGAACCTGATTGACGATCGGGGAGTTCTCCGCGATCACACCCTGCAGGATGTCACCCATGTTCTGTTTCCACTTGATCTTGGGAAACATGTCCTTCCAGCGCGACCACATCTGCATCTTCTTGGTCTGCTGGATCGCCATCCAGATCGGAAGGCGGTTGTAGTTAGCGATGTCTTGCTGATTCCAAAGTCCGCTTGAACGCGGCAAGTCCCATGTTGCTGGCATTGTTATACTTTCGTTTGATGTTTGATCCGTCAGGACAACAAAAAAGCCCTGACATCACAAACGGTTAATGGTTAGGTCTGTCCTAGCCGTAACCGCTTAGATAGCAGAGCTTCTAGCGGAATCTCTCTGGGAGATTCGGTCTGACATTCGATGTTTTGCTAACGATATGCCAGACTTTATTTTGTAAAGATTTAATCGTCTCCAAACATTTCCTTATCACCGAGCGGAATGTCATCGCCGCCTGTGGATTTGCCCATTGGGCCAGCGCTCGGCGGAGGAATTACGCCGGGCTTTTGTTTCTGCTGGGCGATATAGGCTTGGAACGCCTTAGCCATGCGCAGATTGCCGACCATTGCGTAGTGGGCGATCTTGCGAGCATCCTCTGCGGTCACGCTATCGGGGATAATTTTCTGCAACAAGGGCGCATAAGACTGCTCTTCGGGCGTGAGCTTCTCGGGATCAATGTCCTTGAAGATCTTTTTGAAGCTGCCATTGATGAACTCTCGCTCCTCTGCGATCTTAGCTTTGTAGCGCTCGGGAAAAGTCTTAAAGCCGTTGAAAGACTTCTCGTAGTTCGCTTGGGCACGACGATAGGCTTCAGTGAGCTCAAGCTCAAGCGCGGGATCATGCGTGCCGTTCTTCGAGGGCTGAATGGTCTTAAAGACAGGATTGCCTTCAGCATCATAGCCTTCGAGAAGCTCAAAGGGCTTATTCTGCTTGAGCGCCACAAGAGCATTCTTCAGCGAGCCAACTTCGAAACGGTCTGTTTCGAGTTCGGCTTGGATCTGATTGTAACCCGTGTCGAGTTTGTAAGCTTCCGGATGCTGAGTGTAATGCTTGGGGATTTCAGCTTGCTTTTTGAATGCTTCATACCACTTCGGCAACTGATCACGAACGGCATTGTAGGTCTGATTGGGAAGCTTCTTCAGGACAGAGACGACTTCATCGGGCAGGTTGCTATAGTCGCGGCCTTGTTGATTTTGCGTCTGCGTAGTCTCAGTCTTCTGTGGCGCTTCAGACTTTTCTTCAATCTTTGGCTTTGTCGACTTGATCGCCTCAGTGACATCTTTTGGAAGATCGAATGGATCTGCTTCGTCGGTCGGGGTTTCTTCTTTAGGAGACTCAACGGGCTGCTCAGCGGGCTTTGCCTCCGCTTTAGGCAGAAGCTTGTTGACATCGAATGACGTAGAATCTTCGCCATCAAAGTCAAACGAGATGTTTTCGTTCGGCAAAGACGTTGGCGCCGCTGGAGGCAATGGCGCCGAGGAAGGTCCGGTGTTGATGTTGAACGGCGTAGAGGCCGCCGATGTCGGAGCGGGGATGTCCATAGGAGTTATTGTGTGAGTTCTGCGATGTGTTGTTTAATGTCTTCGAACGTCTTTGCTCGAAGGAGATCTTCTTGCGTGGGCATTGAAGAACAGGCTTTGTGCATTGCTGCTTTAAGCCTTTTGTTTTGTTCTTCCGAAAGCCAAGCGAGGAAATGTAGAGTCTCCGCGCTATTCGCCCACAGAATCCAGTTAGCCTTGCTGGGTTGCATTAGATTGCTGAGCTAGGCGCTGCTGAACAGCTTGCTGAAGCTGCTGGAAGGATTGAGCCTCGGCGGCAAATTCAGGCTTAAGCTGGCCCGTGGCTTCGTCTGTGACGACGGCTTGAAGAGCTTGACCGAGACCTTGAATGAGTTGCGTGTCATTGCCCTGGCTGAGAATCTTAGACCACTGATCGTACTTTTCGGGATAACGAAGACGCACATATTCCTTCATCATCTCTTGGCCAATGGGCGTACCTTGGAACATCGGCAGATCTTGCTGGATGTTCGTGATGCGCTGTTGCTTCTCAACGAAGTCAATGTCGCCCGCGGGCTTTACTTCGTATTGCTTGCTGAGGATTGATTCTTTTTCAGCGGGATCAGAGACTTCAATCAAGAACTTGATTGAGCCTTTCTTTGCCTCACTCTGCACAATCGGCCACGTCATCGTGAGTACATCGCGTAAGAAGATACTGAACACCAACGCAGCCGTGCCAGTGAGCATACCTTGCTGCTGCTGGGCAGCTTCGATCTCGGTCGCAGTCTTACGAGAATCTCTACGATTATTGACAGCCCACGCGACCTGATTGTTCTCCATCGCGTTCTGCTGCGTGATGGCTTCGATCCCCTTGAAGATCATCGGGTCAGGCCACGGCGCAGTGAAGGCTCGCATTGGAGTCTTCCAGATCGCGTTGTTCTTGATCTTGTACTGCAACTGCGCGGGCGCCATGCCGTCGAGATTCGCACCATCAGGCGACCACATCGTATTCGCGGCCTGTGTACAACCGTTGACCGCCGCAGTCATCAAGGTCGTGGCGGCTTCTTGCTTATGATAATCTTCAACCGCTCGGCCCTCAGCCTCATCGTGCTTGCGGTTTTCTTTGATCTCAGCGCGCTTAACTGCGATCGGATAATAGGTCAGATGAACAGGCTTATTGACATAAGTCGGCTCAGTCGTCATCGCCATAGGGTCGATGTTGACCTCAGGCACAGACTCCTCAATGCCGTTGCTAAAGGGCAAAGGCTGCTTAAGCCACTGCTTGCTGTCTTTGTAATACCAGCCGCGATAGACGAAGCCGTTGACTTTGACGAACGTCTCATAGATCACCAAGTCGTCGCCTATGACGTTGACTTCCTCAGACAGCAATCGCTTGGTGATGGCGTTGTATGCATCACTGTTCTTGTCAAAGTTCTCAAACGAGTCCCAGTGATAGAAACTCACGGCCGTGATGACGTGCTTGATCAAGACCGCGGGGCTATCTTGCAGAGACTTCAAACGACGATCGTACACGATTTCATTAAATGGAATCGTCTCCATCGACACGCCGCCGAGCTTAGTGTTGTCGGCCTTGACCATCATGTAGCCAATGCCGTTAAGCTCTGCGCCATCGAGCACTTCAATGTATGGAATCTCCCAGCCGGGATATTGAAGCACGCGTGTGAACTCTTGATCGAGATAAGAGTTGTCGCCGGGGACAAACGTCGCCATCCGTGGGGATTGCTTTAGGTAAGAAAGCAACGGAGGCAACGCTTGATTGATGTTTTGGTTGATAAGACGAACACCAATAAAAGTCTGATTCTCCTGAAGAAGACCCGCCGAACGCATCTGTTCAACGTCAGCTTTATTCGAGCGCAGACGCCGATTGGTGACCGTGGTCGCCTCTACAGCACCGTGCGACGAAATGTATTGGCTAATTAACCCGTTGGCGGTATTGAGGTCCAACAGGTTCTTTTGCCCAGCTTGCGCTAAGATAGCGGATGTTTCTTGATTGTTTGCAGGTTCTTCGTTCATGAGATTATTCCTCTTCGTCAAACATGGCGTCTTCCTTCAGAGGCACGTCACCTTTAGGAGCCATGGTCTTGCGCTTCGACATAGCCTTCGGAACGGTAGCATTGGCGTCGCCGCCTTTGGCTTCGTTGTTCGGGCCTTTGCCGTTGGTGTATTCTTCAGAGTCGGAATCGTTAGGCTCTTCTTGATCCTCGCCGATTTCGATCTCGACTTTAGGGCCGCCCATCATTCTGCCCTTCATGAGTTTCTTGTGAGCGTAAGACAACTCTTCAGGGCTAAGGGACGAGAAAAACTCGTCGATGTAATCCATTGATCCGTCCATAATTATTTAGAGGTTACGAATTTGTGATATTGCCCGCGCAATTGTTCACGCGGCTCAGCCGAATTTAGCGTTTCTTGTGCCGGTCTGTGAGTCATTTGACCCCAGAGGATTGTAAGTTCTGTCTTTTCATCGAAAGTTAATGGGCCTTTTTTGTTCCTCTCTAAGAGTTCTGCAAAACGGCTTTCGGGTTCTGTTGTGTGCAGAACTTCTTCCTTGAATACTGCCAACGGCACACCATCAAAACACAACGCCAACGCGTCTGCTCGGTCGGGTGAGGACAGGCCGCGAGAGCGCATCTCCGCTTTAGGCTCTAAATATGTAACAATGCCTTTAACCGAGAAACCACGCGTGCAAAGTTGTTGGCGAGTGAGATCGTCATTGACTGTAGGAAAGGCACGATCTTCAATAGCACGCTTAAGACGATTCCAGTTTTCAACGCCTCTGTTTTTGTAGAAATTCGGGTTGCTTGAACGGGCTTCGTTTCGTATCGGCACGACATCATAACCAGCGTTTTGCACGCGCTGCACGATGGGTCGCCCCAGACCGCCATCGTCAATGCGTACTTCAGATGGCGTAATGTTGAACTCTTTAATCCAACTGATGATCTGATTATGGAGAATTGCCTCGTTGCGAATCTTTGTTGTTCGAAGGTGGAGTTTTCCATGGACAAAGAAGTACGCCACAGTTTCGTCGCCGCCGAGCGATAGGTCGATGCCCGCCCGATTGGGCAATCCAAACGTACGAGGTGGATTATTTGGGTAGTTTTCGAAAAGAGTTGAGGGGATAAATGCAGCCTCGTCGAGTGAGGTAAACTCAGCCAACACTTGACTTCGATAAATAAGGGATTGCTCGCCATGTTCGTCTTTGAGATGCTCGATGTGTTTGCCGAGAAGGTGAGGACAATCGAAGGCTGTAACTCTGCGCCAGTAGAATTCGCCAACGTGAAGCTTGTCTGGAAAGGTATACTTTGAGCGCGTGCAGCGCTTGAAAAAGTGGCCGGAGTTCTTGCCGGGCGAGGAGATCTCGAGCCAGTAGTTATAGCCTGTGAATCGACTAAAAGCCTGAAACATTTCGTCCGTGATCGACTTTGCCTCGTTAATAATGACAGCCATCTCAGCGCCGGGCTCGTCGAACGGGTGACGACCTTCGGCTTTGCCGGGGTCATCTGTCACAAAGCATTTGATCTCTGAGCCGGTGTCGTTGCATGTGATCAAGAACTCAACGATCTCAAAGACCTTACGGCCATACGAAACATTGATCTCTTCGCAAATGTTTTTTATGTATTTATACGTCTGATCTTTAAGCTGCTCGTACGAAGATGACGTAATGACGCATCGAGAACGGACTTTGGAAAGGCAAAACCAGACAGCGAAGGAGCTAATAACGACCTGATCTTTTCCGCTTCCGTTGGCTGCGACAAGATTGTAGTATAACGGCGTCTTGTCGGTTGGTCGAGTTTTAGGCAGATCGAGATCATTGATGTCGGTATATCCTGCGAGTTGAAACAGGGTTTCTGCTTGCCATTTGTAGAGCTTTAAGTCAGGCCTGTGGGCGAGAAGCAAATCCGCTGGGGTGTCAATCTGATGCGCGATGTAGCGCTTGTTTGTTGGTTGCTCAGTTACGGCGGCAGCTTCAGGCGCCTTGGGCGGAGTCTCAATGGCTTTCTTCTTAGCTTCCTTAGCGCGGGCTTTCTCAGCAGCTTTCTCCGCTTCTAGCGCTTTGCGAGCTTGAACGAGCTTGAGTGTATCGGACGAGATTGGGGCTTTGATCATAACTTAAAGGGCCGGGGTTTCGGCGCCGCAGGCTGTGATTGAGTTGGGGATTCGTGATCGGTTGGGGATTCTTGAGTAAGCTCTGCGGCTACGGTTATTGGGGCTTCTATGACGTTGATTTCTTTGGCCGTGAGACTTTGACCACCCAACGCGGCCCGGGCGCGCATGGCCGCTGAGGCATAGGCTTCGTTGATCTTAAGGAGCAATTCGCCCGAGCCGACGTTAAGATCAAGATGACGTTTGTGATATCCGCGCTTGGCGCCGTGGGCATACTTAGCCGCGTTCAGGCGGGCATAAACGCCGCTTTCTTCGTTACGGGCTATGTCCTTGATGATGCCCATCATTTCTTTGGCTTCGGCCTCGGAGACATCGTCTGTGATATCCTCTTCTTTAAGAGCCTCCTTGCGCAACACAGCACTTCCACCGGCGGCTTCTAAGGCCAAACGCACGACCATACTATCTACCTCCAAAGCCGCACTTATTTCTTCACAACTCATCCCGGCCCTTCTAAGACCCAGAATCTGATTTCGCATCATTAAATCGCTCATATAGAACGCATAAAGCACCAAAGAGGCCAAAGAAAGAATACACTTTTAAACCCCAAAAAATCTATAAAATCTGTGAGCAGTCATGTTCGGACATCGACGCGATTTTTCGGGTCTTTCCTGTGCGCGTCGGGATGCGTTGGAGTGCTATGGGTAGAACAAAGATGCATTGAGGCTCTATGCATTGAGGTTCTATGCATAGAAACGCAAGGGATCGAAGGGTTATGCATAGAAGCTCTATGCATTGAAGCTCTTTGTAAATAGCGTTTTGTGATAAAAGAGTGTTAAAAGAGCGATTTTGTTAGTGTTAAATCCTTTATTTGTCAGATAAATATGCTTATTGATAAATTGGGATTTTGCGCTTAGGGTCTTTTTGTAGTAGATAACGTATTTTTGTGAGACTGGAGTGTTAAATATGTTAAATAAAATAATAAAAAAAAAACGATCCCTCAGAAAAACCTGATAAGCGTATTATTTACTTTTTCTCTTTTGCCTAAAGAATTACCTAAAGAAAAAGCTTGCTTTATTTCAGAATTACAAGTGTTTTTTGTTGTTTACTTTTGTAATGTTAAAGAAAAAATCATTAAAAAGCCTTTAGTGACTTTCTCGAAGAATTAGCGTTTCTAATAGTTTCTGAAAAAGCTTGCTTTGTTTGAGTTTTTCTTCAGTATTCTCGTTTTTTACTTAAAAATGAGGCTTTTTGTTACCTAAAAAGGCTTGTCAAGAGTTTTTTGTGTTACGTTTGTGTTACGTTTGTGTTACGTTTTTTAAAAAGGCTTGACCGTTTTTGGCGCATAGAAGACTTTTGCCATAGTGCGGTCTTCAATAGCTAAGACTGGCACGGGTTTGAGCCGCAACCATACAGGCTCTGCGAAAGGATAGGCTTTCGCTCCGGTTACCGCCGGGACAACAAACGGTTTTGTTCTTTACCGAAAACACGTTAGAGCCTTGCGGGATTCTTTCCCGCCGGGACTCGCTTTGTAGTGTTTTTACAGAATCCCTTTTTGTTGGCTCTCCTTTGAGTCAAAGGGACAAGACATTTTATTTTGTGTGTGTTAGGTTCACTCTTTGTTTATTCAAAGTGTGAAGTCCAAAAACTAAAAAACTAAAAACCTAATACTAAAATGCAAAACAACACAAATACCGTCAAGTCCACTATGGTCCCGTTTGTTCGTGACCTCGTTTCTTTGTGTGCAATCCACCCCGCCAATTTCATTCGTGAGATTGGCAAGGTTGAGAGCCTCAAAGATACTGCGAAGGCTGTCGGCATTAGCAAAGGCTCCGCGATCGGCCCTATCGTCCGTAATTCTTTCGCTAAGGGGACTCACAAGTCCATTTTGGAACAAGAAACGGCACGCTGGGAGGCTTTGAGCGGGGTGGCTAATGCCTTGGGCTTGCGCTTAAATGCCTTGCTGCGGGCTTGTGAGGTTGAAACTGGGGATTCTAACGCTCCGGTTCTCAAAGCCTCCCAGAATGCCCCGCAGGCTCCCGCGACTAAGGCTTAAACGGTAACACTTCACACTCTCCCGTGTTAAAGCGGGAGAGTGAACCTAGCACACACAAAGCCCGGTTTGAATAATACAAGAGAACCGGATTTAATAAAGCAAAGTGTGCCTTTGTGACTAACACTCCAAAGGAACGGTAATAATTCTTTAGAAGTAGCGTGAAGTTGTTATCTTAGAGTTTAAGCTAAGATAAGAATCTAGGTGAATCGGTAGAAACGCATTTAACCTAGCAACGGGAAAAGCTAAGTTGTTAAGAGAAACAACAAAGAATCGGACAAAGTAGCTTTGTGGACATTAAATCCCCTTTTGTTAAAGTAAGAATAAAAAACCGGTTCTCTTTGTTTAATGTTAAGATCTAAAACCTCAAACGCATTTAGCAAAGAGACGTTAGACGTTAAACGTACAAGTTGCGGGATTTACTCGCGACTCTTCCTTGCGTGAATAGGAAAGGCTCTTGTTAGAGTGTTAGTTAGTAGCTTTCTAGGTTTTCCCTACAAACGATTGGCTTAAAACGCCATTGAAAGTGAAGCCTAACACAAAAACAAAAGCCCACGAGTCTTTAAGACTCTTTTGGTTGGCTTGGCCTTGACCGGAACCAAAAGAAAAACGTGTTAGGTGCAATGCCTAACGACGGCTCTTTGCGTTAACCTTCCTTTGGTTTAAGAAACTGTCTAAAGGATTTAACACGACAGAAACGCAAAAACAAAAGACTCTTTGTTGGTTGCCTTTGGTAGCTTAACCAAACAAACAACCTCAAAAAACTAAATCAAAAGCCTTGCGCTATTGCTTTGCCTTTTGCAAAGAGAACAATAGGTGACTCGCAAGGCTTTTGCATTTAGTCTTTGCCTTGTAGTGTTGCGCATTATCCACAACGCAATATCCACGCACTAAATGGTTTTATTCAAACCTTCCTTTCTTCAAACTATCCACACGCTACAAGGTAAAGACTAGATGCAAAGTCTAGGACTATGACCAGAAAGCAAAAACAATTTGATAGATTTAACTCTATCAATCTAGGCAAATACTTTGCTCTTCGTGAAGCAACAAAGCACAAGCAACTTGTGCCTTTGTCAAAGCGACAAGCAAAGAAAGACAAGGCCGCTGTCCACAAGGCAAAGGCTTGGCTCTGTCATAAACCAAGTGTCTCTCGCATTGTGAGAGCAACTCAGAAAAGCAAAATTGATTGGATTTGATATTTATGAAACAACACAAGAAAGACGAACTCATTGTTTTGATTGTAGGCTCTGTGATCTTGCTGATCACTTTGTATTACTTCGTCAAAGGAATAATGTATTAACTAAACAAAATGAAAATAACAATAAACAAACAAGAAGCCGAAAGGATGTTGACTCATTACTTCAATCAAAGGCTTGATGAACATATTGAACACGTCCAAATCTCCGACATGGAGCCAGTGCGAGAAATCCACGCCGTGACGTACACAAGCGGAATGGTGCAAGAATTATGGAGCGACTTTATGGAGCCGACTAATAATGATCCAAGATTCACGCCCGTTAAGATTCGCTTGATCAAGCTCTTTCTCGGCTTGCATTTCAAGCTCACAGGTCAGGCTTGTGGCCTCATAAACGGCAAGAACTTTGTTGAAACTCATAAAGATTTTTAATTATGGCCTGTGAAGATTATCCATGCTGCGGCCACGAGCCGGGCGGCTGTCCTGTCATCGACGAGAACGGCGCAGAGCGTTTCCATTGCGCTAATTGCAGCGTTTTGATGCCTCCAAAGGCACGGAGTGCAGTCTGCGACCGTTGTCACGAGCGCTGGGCGTTTGAGGAATACAGCGACGAAATGCCTGATCGTTATTATGAAGACGGAAGACGAATCTTTTAATAAAACTCCAATGAACGAAGAACCACAAGACGAACAACCAACACTCGAAGACTTGCGTCGCGAATTGAGCATCTACGACGATGAGCCTTCTGACGATTTAGGAGGATGGGATTTAGGAAAGGAAGAACTCCTATGACAAATCGCTGTCTTCGTTGCCTCCAAATCATCGACACCGAGCGCAAAGCTCTCGGCTTTGACAGGTGCATCAAATGCGCCCCGCAATGGTCTTACAAAGGCGCATTGAACTTCGGCCACAAGACAGGCGGCTCAGTGCAGCCTATGCATCCTGATGCTTTTCGCGTGCATAAAAGAGTCACTGCCCGCAAGGCAAAAGGTACGAATGGCGCAGCGTTTCAACAAGGCACTTGTGTTATAAACATCAAAGATGCATAACATATGATAATCATAATTCCCTCACATATCAAAGGCTTTTACAGCTATTGCTTAGCACCTGTCTCAAATACGCTAGACATTCACACATACATCCAACGTATCCTCTCAGATAACGTCCTCAGTGTAGACTTCAACCTCACCGCCGAAGAACTCGGTCAGATTCTCGGAGGTAATTAACTCTCCATAAAGCACAAGCCCTTTACGGAGGGCTTCTCTTTGTGGAGCTTTTTTACGCCAAGATAAAACTTGGCATTCAAGAAGCTCTATCGCTTTGCAAGTCCCGTTGGTGATGAGCGAAATGTCTAAGGTCGCGCGACCGTAAACATCCCAAAACAAACTACCAACAAAGTTAGAAACAAAAATAAAACATCATGAGCACTAAGAACCTCGAACTCGTTGCCTCGTTTGCTGGCTCTGTCTTCCAGAGCGACACCGACGGCAATCCTATCTTCACCACCGCGGAGCGTCATGTCCGCAAGACTGCAAAGTCTCCCGAGCGCATCGTCTCCTTCCAGAAGCCTGTCTTGGCGGTTTCTGACCTGCAGTATTGGGTCAAGCGCGGCGAAGCTCTCGCTGAGATCCCGACCGAGCACGTCACGAAGGTGAAGAACGAAGACGGCTCTGTCACCGAGACCAAGCGCATCTCTAATGCGCTGAGCGATCTGGTCAGCGAGCACTTGCTGGATATCTCTGAGGACGCTTCTGAAGCCTATCTCAGCAAGGGCAACACTCCGGACTACTTCGCCGCCTTCATCTATGGCGTCTCTGCGGATCGTGAGACTGAGAAGTCTGTCCTCAAGAAGATCGAAAGCATTCGCTCTGAGATCGGCTCGATTGTGTTTGCCCTCGCTGGCGAGTGGTCTGACGATATCGCCCGTTCTCTCAACGTCAGCGACAAGGACGCTGCGATCGCCAAGCAGTCTAACCTCATCGCCTCTCTGGCGCAGCTTCTCGCCAAGGCCAACGAACTCTCGGCCGCGAAGGCCAAGCGCGAGGCGAAGAAGGCCGCGAAGGTCTAATAGTTTTACTCGATCGAGTGATTGAGTAGATAAAAATAATCAACCCAAATCACAAAGCCTCTGTGGGAGCAATCTCACAGAGGCTTTTTTGTTGGATTTTCAGAGTGTCTCACGCCTTGGCATCTCACAGGTGCCAAAACTTGGCACACTAGAAGCTCCTTTGCATAGGCTAACAACCACCACTAGCCAAAATGAAGTTTTCTCTCGCACTTAATCAGACTCAGAGTCTTATCCTGAGTCCACAACTTCAGCAGTCTCTCGCCTTGCTACAGGCACCGCTGTGTGAACTCCACAATCTGATGGAGTCTTTTGTCGGAGATAATCCATGTGTCGAACTCCTCGATAGAGACACGCCCGAAGAAGAAATTCTTTTTCGGAATGACAAAGCAGAGTTGCCGCAAGACATGCAGTGGACTAGTTCTTACAGCCTGCCCGCCCGAGAGGAATATCCTCTTGAGAATAATCCATCAAGAGATGAGACTCTTGAAGAATACTTGTTAAGAGAACTTCTTATAGCGCAACACGATACGAGCATTATACATCTGCTCGACGAGCGGGGATTTTACACGGGCGATCTTGATGCACTAAGCACACCGCAACGGGATGCACTTAGATTCATAAGAACTCTCGAACCCAAAGGCTTAGGCGCACTTGGTCTGGCTGATTGTCTCTGTCTCCAACTTCCAGAAGACTCACTAGCATACAAGATCCTCCAACAAGACGAAGATCTATTTACACGAAGACAGATTCCTCTCTTAAGCAAAAAATACAACGAAACCTTTACGACCATAGAGAATCTCTATAAATCTCTAAGCAAACTAAACTACAACCCAGCCTCCGAATTCTCCTCTTCAACGCACACGCCCAAAGACGCAGAGATCTTTCTCGACAAAGACTTCAACATTACGATCCCGTCCGAGCGTCTTCCAATCTACAAGATCAATCAGACTTACCTCAACTATCTCGACAAGCTCTCTGCGGCGGACAGAGAATACATCCGAGATCGCGTGAAGCAAGGTAAGTTTCTGATTCGCTCAATCACTCAGCGCCAGTCGACACTCTTCAGTGTCACGAAGGCTATTGTAGATTATCAATCTGAGTTCTTCAAGACCGGGAATATCAAAGATCTCAAGCCGCTCATCATGGCGCAGATCGCCACCGTGTGCGAGATCCATGAGACCACAGTCTCACGCGCAGTCCATAACAAATACATCAGCACGCCGCACGGGACATACGAACTCCGTTTCTTCTTCACCAGCGCAATCATAAACCACAATGAAAATACCATGCAGAGTAACCTGTCTATAAAAAACCAAATCGCAGAGATCATCTCACGCGAGGACAAGTCAAGACCTCTTAGCGACGAGGACATCGTTGTTCTTCTCAAGAACACAATCGCTCGCCGCACAATCGCCAAGTACAGAGCCGAACTAGGCATTCAACCCTCGCATCTCCGTAAAGTCTATGCTTCCTCAAAATGAAAACGAAAAAGAAATCATCACAAGCGAATCCCTCTGGGGATTGCTTTTCCCAGCCTGTTCTTGTCATGTCGATACAGAACGAGGTCACTTCATCCGAAGAACTCCAGGGAATAATCTTGCCCATGCGATTGTTGCTTCAAATGAAACAGCGGACTGGATCAAAGCTCACTGCGCGGGTGAGCATATCTATATTCAGAGAGTCGACGAGGACGGATTATCCTACAGCGTCATCTGGGACGCGACCGAGTGGAACCTTTCCGACGAAAGACGGAGAACACTACGAGCAAACCACCTTGCCTCTGACATATCCTTCCTCCACAAAAAAGCGGAGGAACTCAGGATCGAAATGATCGCCGACGCCTTGTCGAAGGCGAAGCTATTCACCAAACAGAAAGCATTCGAAGTCGCCGCCGCGATCACATCGCAGGGCGAGGAAGTTTATTTGAATAAGAGTAGACAACTCAATGATGCCCTAAAAGGTGCGTTCAACAACATCAACTGTTACTTTCCCATCGAAGAAGTTCTCCGTATTGTAGACACTCGCGGTCTGTTAGAAAAAATTAACCAAGAAAATCAACCACAACAAGATGAACAAAAACCTACAGAAGAAATGTCAGAAGGAAGCAGCACGCCTCAAAGCCAAGATGGACAAGGCTACTACCAAGAATGTAGTCTTACGCCAACGGCTGGAGGATGAGATGCTTGCGGTGCAGAAAAAGCTTACGCCTCTCCTCAATAGGCGCGATGCCCTGAATAAATCCTTCGCCATGCTTGACAAACCAACCGCAGAGAGTATTGTCTTTGGCGAGTACATCTCTCTGATCTCAAGAACGCCTCAAGCCTACGGTTTCAAGAACGCTGAGGAAGTGATCGCGAAGTTGATGGACCTATAATATTATGAATATCTTTTCAACCCCATCTGGCGTTAAGAAAGCCGCGCCAGCAGAACCAACCTATACCAGCAAAGAAGATCGTCTTCAACAGACCGCTCTCACCACCGCGCGAGCGCAAGCAAAGAAGCTGACAGATCTCTATCGCAAGGAGCCTTATGAGTGGGACTTCTTGCAGCGTGAGCTTAGTCTTGCTGTCGTTCCATCCATCAAACTAGACTACGCTACGTTGTTGGGATTTCTTCAAGGCTGGGTTAATCAAGCTCCGTTGCGCCAACAGAAGGAAGCATTGCGCCTCGCAGAGGAAGCTGCTCTTCGAGAAAAAAGAACTTACTCCACAATCGACATCAAACTCCCCAACGGTCTCGACTTCAAACCCCAACAGAAGAAAGCTATCGCCGCGCTGCTCGATGTGTTGTACAAAGACAATCTCAACGGCGCACTTGTCCCACTCGGCACCGGCAAAGGTAAGAGCTGGATCGCCGCCGGTCTCGCACTGTGGCTACAGAAACATGACCCGCAAAAGTTCTGTAACTTCTTAGGATTATTCCCACCGATCCTAATCATCACCAAGAAGTCCGTGGTGCTGGATTTTAGGGACACTCTCAAAAAGCTAGGTCTCGAAAGCGTCGGGCTGGCCGTCGACGTGTGGTCATACAACGAAGTCTTCTCCACGAAGAACAAGAACTTCTTTAAGGAGGAAACAGTGGAGATCTTCGGCCAAGCTACAAAGGTCATCCGCTTTAACCTGCCAGAGCAAGCAGCGCCCAAGCTTATCATTCTCGACGAGTGTCAGGAGATCAAGAAGGAGAAGTCTAAGCGCACTAAATACTTAGAAGCCTTCCTTCAATTCCCATCTATCAAGTGGGTCTTCACTTCAGCCACGCCCGCCGTGACTGTATGGGATACGATGTTCATGACTCTTGCCATGCGCTTGCCGTATGGAGCAAGACCTCTCACGCGAGAGACATTCCCAGAGTTCGCTCGCACTCTTACCCTCGGCGCAGATCCCCGCTCGGCGAATGCAGCAGCACTCGAACGCTGGGCCGGTGCGCTGGGCGATCGCCTTGTTAAGCCGCCGGGCGATCCTCAAAAGGTGAAGGCCCTCAACAAAGTCAAGCTCTTTGAGATCACCGACGAGGCCAACAAGAACATGCTCAAGAATGCGATGAAGAATTATCTTGAGGCCATTGAAAGAACAGGTCGCAGCATAGATCCACAAGGTCAAGTCATGGTCGCCTTCATGGTCATGGCCCGAGCGGCCGAGCTTGCTACTGTAGACACATGGGTCGCTGATGCGATCGCCGCTCACCAACAAGGCTATGCGCCAGTCATAGCGATCCGCTTCACCGAGACTCTCAAGGAGCTAGTCATGAAGCTCTGTGAGTCTGAATACTTCAAGTCTAAGGGTCTAACTAAAGACAAGATCTCCTTAATCTGGGGCGGCAACAAAGAGATCAAGCCCGAGGAGCTTCTGCCCGAGACGCGCGCGGCAGAGATCGCTGCGAAGATGGGCATGTGGATTCTTGACAATCCTCATGAAGCAAGAAAGCCTAAGTCTGATGACATCGGCATCAGCAAGGAAGAGTTCCGCGCATTCCACAAAGGCATCAAATACACAAGCGAGAGAATCTTCCGAGAGATGACGAAGGATGCATTCGCTGCACGGAATGAGAAGCTCAGAGAGATGAAGCTCCACAATCAAAACCAAAAGGAACGACACGAGAACGTGCAAGCGTTCCTCAATGGTGAGACTGAGTTCTGTATCTACACTCTCTCCTCAGGAGGTACGGGTATCTCACTGGATCATCGCTACCAGCACACACGACCACGCAAAGTCGCATCAACGATGACCTATTGGGCCGAAGAGTTTGCTCAAGCTCTCGGTCGTTGTGTCCGTATCACAACCCTCACCGACACACTGCAAGAGATCTATGTTCCCGAGGGCACAATCCTCAGTGATCACATGGCTCCTAAGCTGGCGAGGAAACTCAAATCCGTGGACGCAATCGGCTCATCGAACGTCGATCTGGCGGGCGAACTTGAGAAGGCACTCAAGGATAAGGCGGCGGTCGTGAGACTTACCGCCGAAGATCTCACAGCCGCCGAGTCCTCTGGCGTTGTCGAGGTTGAGGAGGAAGAAGATGATGAGGAGGAACTTGTAGAGTCTGTCAATTAACTTAACCATATCTAAATCATATCATAACTCTCCAACAAAGCAACAAAAATGTCCGACAAAGATCCTTTCCGCGTGCGGAATCCCGGATATCTCAGCATGTATTTGTTGGACTATCTGGTGGGCCAAGCTCTCACTGGGCTGTTGGCTAATCCAAACAACAAGGAAACCTTACAGCGTAATGCAGAGATCGCATTCGAACAGGCTGAAGCTGTGATCGAGTTGCGGGAACAAAGGATAGAGAAACAAAAACAAAAACAAAATGAGCGCGTATGAATGGAAACCAACAGGCGGCCCGAAGTGCCCGGGCTGTGGTAGTAATGAAATAATAAATCAATACAAGCATATCCAATGGTGCTGTGAATCGCGATGGGTTAATGACGAGAAGACAGATTTCCTACAATCAAACTTCTGTCAGCGCCATGAACTCGACACCTTGCACGCAAAGATAAAACAACTATCAGACACATTCGAATCATATCAGAAAGAAATCAAACGACAAGAAGCATTCAAGTATACACCACCTGCAGGAAAGGATTAACATATGTCACATCAACGTAAAGCCACACATATCACCCGCAAGAACTACTATCTCACACTTGAGGAGAAGTTACATATCCGCAAATATATCCACGCAAACCCACACCTAACGCGCGTGCAAGTAGGAGATCACTTCGGAATCTCCCGGGGCACAGTAACAAACATCAGCAAGATTCCTTATCACAAGGAACACTATGACAAGATGATCTTTGAGTTGACTAATCTGAAGAATGCTATGGCTTCAAGAATCTTTAACCTAGAAATTGAGATTCAACAACTAAAGAATAAACTAAAACAATATGAGCAAGCGTAAACATGGTGACCAATATGTTCCAAAGTATACTCACGGATCTATTGAAGAAGAGTATCTAACAAAGGAAGAACTGGCAGAAGCACGCAAAGCTATCATGCGGTATAAGCTAAGAGATCCCGGGCCTTCGATATATAGCAAACGTAAAAATAAATCCAAGACACAATGAACATCCACGCAAACGTCCTTAACACAGCCGCGGCCGACAGCTTCCTCGATAACATCCGCAAGGATGTGTTGAAGATCACAGGCGATGCGCTGAAGGAGAACTCGATTCAGTCAATAGCATCATGCTATGCCACGCAAGATCCTCTCACCAAGAGGATGCTCACGGCGGCAATAACCTACGCCGAAGAAAGCTTGCAGAAATACAACGTCCTTATCGAAGGTCCGAGCGGCACAGGCAAGGAGTTAGTTGCAAAGATCCTAGCGCATAAGAGAAAGCCTCTCAAGGCTATGAACATGGCTGGCTTGACTGACACACTCTTTCAATCAGAACTCTTCGGCTACATGCCCGGCGCCTTTACGGGTGCTAAATCAAGAGGCGACGTTGGCTTCCTAAGAGCAGTCGGCAAGGGCACTGCTTTCCTCGACGAGATAGGCGAGTTGCCGCTGGCGCATCAAGCTAAGCTCTTAAGAGTCTTGCAGGATAAAACCGTATTGCCCGTCGGGGCTGTTGATCCAGTCCCGATTCAATGTCGCTTTGTCTTCGCGACGAATCGAGATCTGTTGAAGATGGTAAAGGAAGGAAGCTTCCGAGAGGATCTATACTTCCGCATCAATGAGTTAGGTCTGAAGACATTCTCTCTTAAAGACAGAGGGGTTCAGGAAATCAGATGCGTCGCATCAGCCATTATCGCCGAGGAAAACTGGACGCCTTTGGGGGAAAGGGAACACTTCGGCGACGAGACATTCTCCTTTGGGAATGTTCGGGCGTTGCGTAATCTTCTATTAAAGAGAGAGCTAGGAGAGATTGAATTGCCGGAATATGATAAGGAAGGTGAGCTATGATCCAAGTTTTAGAACAATGCATGTACGGACTTGTAGCAGGTTGTTTTCTGTCCTTAGCAATCCTGTGGGGCGATCAGCTTGGCAAGAGCAGTATGCGCGAAGAAGCCGTAAGGAAAGGCCGCGCTGAGTGGGTGGTCGATTGCGCGGGTAAAAATCAGTTCAAATGGAAGGAGTGTAAATGAGCGAAGAAATACCAGACAAGTTTAGCCTCGAAGGAGTTGAAACGTACATGCTTCAAGTATCAAATCTAAACAAGCCACTCCTCACAATCCACGCCGATGGCCGTATTACCGTCAGTGAGGATCTCAAACCCACAGAAACGGCGGCCGAGGTGTTGAAGATCATGCAGGATATGTGGCTGAGTAATCAGCAGGTGGTGAAGATTCGTGAGTTACAAGAAAAGATTAAACAACTAGAATCAAATAAATGAATATCTTTAATCAACAACCACAACCACAACTAGACCCAACCGCGCTGCTCAAGCAAGCGGAAAGTCTTCTCAACAAGACCGAACGTAAACAAGGCTGGCCTTACTATGACATCAAGCATGCTGTGCAATTCGCCCAGCTTGTCGTGAAGCTCTCTAAGATTCCTTCTAAGAAAGCCACCATCAACTCCCTCACACTCAGACAACAGCCTCAGACCATCCGCGCCCGCCTCTCACAAGGCAAAGCATTCCTCACAGACAAAGGCACCGCCGTGCTTCAAGGCGCCATCGACCCTGATGATATCCCCATCGTGGACGAGCTTAAAGAAAAGGTGCAGATCTCTGTGCGCAAAGTCAACCTTATCATCGAACTCGTCGAGCCTGTGGATAATATCCTCGACGCCATGACTCCCCTCATGGGCGGCACAGACGAAGATCCTACAACCTTCAACGAAGATGTCTTCCGCGAGGAGATCGTAGAGTTCATGAACAGCGGCGAGGTTGGAAGTCAGGCAAGCTGGCAGAACTATACAAGCAGCGCGGAGAAGTTCGCGCGGCAGCTCGCCATGCAAGACAACACAATCATCATTGAGACAACGCCCACTGAACTTATCGTAATGAAGATGAGTGAGGAGATGTTGAAGGGTCTAGAGTGATAAGTAAAACACAACCACAAAATGCAAATCTTCCTCCCATATCCCGACATCGAACAGTCCGCCCGCGTGCTCGACACCCAGCGCCTCATGAAGCAGCGCGTTGAGTCTCTGCAAATCCTCAACACAATCCAAGGTAAGTCAGAAGGCTGGCGCAGTCATCCCGCCGTGAAGATGGTCAAAGACTATCCAGCGTGGTTGTGTCTTTACTCTATCAAGATCTGCCAAGAAGCCCGGCGGCGGGGCTACGTTGACAATCTACTTCCGCACTTTGAAAAGGAGATTCTCACTTACCCTTACATCATACAACCACACTGGCTCGGCTCTTATCTACACAAGACACATCAGAGTAATCTGATAAGAAAGAAACCAGACTATTACTCCAGCAAGTTCCCAAACATTCCAGACAACCTACCATACTTCTGGCCTCTATGAATCTATTCAAATGGTATCGCAACTGGCGCATACAGCGTATCGAAAGGAAGATCGCATACCTCGAAAAGTTCTGTGATTCTTTCCATGACAGAGAAGGGAAAGTTCCCTATATTGTATCAACCACTCACAGCCTACCCGAAAAACGCGCCAAGGTTGCTGAGCTTCGTAAGAAGATCTATCATCTCCAAGAGTTCTGACTTATGAAAATCCTTATGATAGGTCTATCAATCCTCGCGACAGAGACAACTCTGATCGCCCTCCAGCAAGACTTCGACGCGAAGCTCAGGGCATTATCAATGATCGAATCCAACGACAACGACAAAGCGAAAGGACGACACGGTGAACTCTCAAGATACCAACTCAAGCGATCAGTCTGGCGCCAGCATTTCCCTTCTGAAAAAGATCAAAGACATATTCCGGCCGAAGCGCGGCGCTGTGCTAAGGCGCATCTATGCTGGCTCGAACTCAAGCTCTGTCTCGCCCAGCGAAAGAACACTCCAGACCCAAGGGATGTTTACGCCGCCTGGAATCTCGGGCTTGAAGCTTTCTCCCGGCGAGACTATGACATTACTAAGCTATCCAAAACTATCAGACAAAGATCGGAAAGATTTAATAACCTCTATGCAGAATTTAGAAACCACCAATAATATGAAAGAACAAAACAACATCACAAACGCCACCGTAATCAATCCGCCCACGAAGGAGCATTACTTCTACGCCTATCGCTGGAGCGCCGATGGGATATGGTGCATAACACTACTCTACGATACGCCTGAGAAAGCTCTGGCTGCGCTCGATGAAAGCAAGATCGCACAGAAGAAACTCTGCTGTATTACGCTATGAGTTCCGATAACAACCAACTCAACGAACTCGACCTTCTCCTCGGCCTACCAAAGCCCGTCGAGGAGATGACAGACAAAGAGCTTGAGAAGTTTCTTCTCAAACACTTCCCACATACCCGCCCAACAGGCACCGATCTTGCGTCCCTGCTTAACGACCCTCTGCTAAAAGGCATAGACGTTCAAGCGATCATCAATCAAACTCAGAACTTCAAACTCAAGAAGTGAAAAAGTGTCCGAGTAAAAACGCCTCGCGTCCTGTGATATGTCTTGAGACCGGCAAAGAATATCCCTCTGCGACCAAAGCATCCCTCGCGCTCGGCGCAAACAAAGCTGCGGTGTCGCATCAAATCTATCGCAAGCAAAAGTGTCGGGGCTTTACATTCAAATATAAGAAATAACTTTGAGCTACTCAGTGCGTTCGCAGGTTGTCTACTGCGCAGGGTTTTTCATAGGTTTCCCCTGAGGACGGCGCGCTGGGTAGCTCTTTCTTTTCTCTTTCTTTTCTCTTCTCTTATCAAATAACAAATGAAAATAACATACAAAGACTTGCCGCATGAAGGCATCCCCGCAGTTATTCCCATCAACGCAAGCGGCCTAAAGATCTCAGCCTGTCCGAGGCGCTGGTTCTTTACGGTCTTCTTAGGTCTAAAACCGCAAGAGGACATTACGGCTCTCACAGTCGGCAAGATCATCCACAAGTTCGCCGAGAATGTCGCATTCGACAGGAGCGGAGAGAAGTGGCAAGAAGCCTGTATGGAGGCGTTCAAAGAAGCAAAGGAGAAGAATCTTCCCACCAAGGATCAAGACCAGATTCGGAAGGCTTTGACTGCGGCGCCTCTGTCCTCTCTCCCGACGCCGTTGAAATTTGGTGATAACAAAGGCGCTGAGTTTCACTTCAACATTCCCGTCGTCGACCGCCCGGGCTTTGCTTATGTCGGCACCGTTGACGTTCTCTCCGTGACGCCCGCCGGGATCATTCAGATCACAGACTATAAGACGACGCGCAAGTACGCATTCAAAGATGCCGTCGCGGGCTACGAAGGCGACACACAGTTCTCTTATTACTATTACATCTTCCAGAGGTTTGCCTATGAGATCTTCAAAGACGACATCAACTACGCCAACGCTGCGTGGTATCGTCGCATGGTGATTCGTACGCTGATCGTTCAGATCTCTTTGCCAAGCCCAGCATGGCGCATCGGACCTGATTGGAGCTTTACGGAGGAACAACTCTGGGAGTTCGATTCTGAAGTCAAAGATCGCATCGAGACTTTCACCGATCATATCAACGAAGCAATGGCCCACGATAAGCTTCCTCCGCCCAGCGGCAAAGCGTGCAATGCCTGTCCGAGCTGTCCCTTCAAGCGAATCTGCTTTGCGCAGAACGCTGTGCAGCTTGAACTCTTTTTGTCGGAGTGCTCAATAACTAAGTACGAGCCTTTGACTTGGTAAGCAAATAAAATAAAACATATGGAAACATCCCCACCTCAAGTAAAACCTCAATGGCCAAAGACACTAATCGCACTCGTTGGCCCGAGTGGCTCAGGCAAGTCTACGTCCTTCCGCAACGTCGATCCCGCGCGCACCGTTATCTTCGACGCCGAGCGAAAGGGTATGCCGTTTCGTGTGCGCGACGAGAAGCTCGTTGTGCCGATCGACAGCTATGATAAGCTCACGGTCGAACTTAACAAAGTCAAGAAAGACACGACGAAAGATCTCGTCGTCATCGACTCAATCACCGCGGCGATTGATCAGCTTCAAGTTAAGTGTGAACAAATCTACAAAGGCTTCGACATCTGGAAGAACTACAACGACGGCATCCAGACTTTGTGCACTAACCTCAAGTCTCTCGATAAGACTGTCATCATCACCGGCCTAGAGGAGATCGTTCCCATTCAAGGTCTCGACGGCAGCATGACCACTCGGCGCCGCTTGTATGTCCAAGGTAAAGAGTGGGCAAACAAAGGCATCGAGTCTGAGTGTCTCGCTGTGTGGTCTGTCTATGCGAAGAAAGAAAAGGGATCTGACACGATCCAATACTTCTTCGCCACACAGACCGATGGCGTCACGACCGCGAAGACTCCGATCTTCTGGGGCTTGCCTAATCCCATGGAGAATTGTGTTGTGAAGGCTCTTAACAAAATTGCAAGCGAACTCTCTAAACCCTAATACTATGAACGAAAATATTCCAGCCAAGGATAAAGAATATCCCCTACAAGAAGCCGAGATGCGTTTGACTCTTAAAGTCAAGCAGCATTCTGATGGCAGCGTTAGCGGATATGTCTATAACTTTGAAGTCAATAACTACGAAGGTCTTATTCCTAACGTAACTGAAATGTTGCGAGAGTATGACTTTCAGTATGCTTCGGATAAGATGCTCGAAGTAACGATTGATAGTATCCTAAAAAACAGAGCCTAACAAATTGGCCCACAGAAAGCTTCCTCCCATTTGTCAGTGTCGGTGATTAAATAAACTAAACAAAACAAAAAATGAAAAAAGGTACTGAAGTCAAGATCGGATTCATCCCCGCGAACGTCTATAAGGTTCTCGTCCACAAGACCGAGACTCGCCAGAGCGCGAAGGGTTTCAAGATGGTTGTCTGTGAGTGCGAGATCATTGCGCCCGAGACTGCCGTGGCCGCTGGCGTGACCTATAAGACGCTCGGCTCGAAGGGCAACATGTACATCATGCTGGAGAACAAGAACGGAGTTGACTCCGCGCTTGAACTTCTGGCTTCGTCTCTCCAGACCATTGGTCTGTATGACGGATTGCCCGACGACTATACCGATGTGGACGTGGCTGACGCTCTTGCTTCTCTGCAAGGTCAGGCTTTCAACATGCTCGTTCAGTCGCAGCCTGAGTATGTCACCGACGACCCGTCGAACTCACGCGATCTCAAGTTTGCCAAGCGCGACGAGAACGGCGAGGCTATCGTCAAGCGCTACAACACCCAGTTTGACTTCTCTCAAGTCAAGGGCGCTGCGTCGCCGCTGGCTAACAACTTCTAAGTCTCCGCGATAGAGTGGTTGCTATCACAGAGACACGCGCCTCTTAGGAAGATTGCGAGACTTTCTAAGAGGTTTCTTTCCTCAAGACATATCCCCATCGCACCGCTGGCAGACCGGAAATAGTCTGCCTTTTCTTTTCTCTTTAATTAACCCTCCAATGATAGCCCTCGTTCTGCATGGACCCTCGCGCTTCGATAAAGAAAATAACGGAATACTTCTTGGCCCTGCTGGTGATTTCGTTCGTTCTGTTCTTGCTGCTCACGCCATTGATCTTGATTCTTCCGAGCAAGTCTTCGTCACCTTCGCCGACGACTTCTTCCGCGGCGCAAACAAACCAAGTGGAATCAAGAAGATCATATTTGCGGGATCTAAAAGCTTGGATTATTTACCAGCAGCTAAAGGAAAAACCCTAGATGCTTTCCGTGGCGTCGTCTATACTTCAACAAACAAGACACAATATATCGTAACCTATTGGCCTCAAGATTGTGTGGACGCTTGGGCCGTCGAAGACTCTCTCGAAGGCGAGGGTGAAGGCGAAGATATCCTCGACAAAGACGACGGCAAGAGCACCTCGCCCACAAAGCGCAGTAACTATAGCTTTTGGTTTGCACAAGACATCAAGAAACTACTAACATATGACTCCGAAAAAGTTCAACCTGAACCCGAAGTTTGCGTCTGTCAGCGCGCAGAAGAAGCAACAAGAGTCTTCAACCACGACGGACCAATCTTTTTCGACATCGAGACTCACCCCAAGACCAACACCCTCACCTGCCTCGCTATTGCCTGCGGGGATAGTCCTGTTTATTCTATCCCTGTTTACGATTGGGGCGGCAATCTTAATGTCGGCGTTATTTTCTTTGCGCGATTAGTCAGAGAGATGAAGCGTCGACGGGTCGTCATACACAACGCCCTCTTCGATCTCTGCTTCCTCGCCGCCTTCTACAAGATCCCATTCGGCACAGATATCTATGACACCATGGTCGCTGGCCATCGCATTTTTCCAGAGGCTGAGAAGTCTCTCGCGCATCAAGCCACAATCTACTCAAACCGGCCATTCCACAAAGATGAAGCAGGGAACTTTGATCCTCGCAATCGAGCACAATTTGAGCAACTCCGCGCTTACAACGTTAAAGACGTTATTGTCCTCAGAGAGATTTACCTCGGTCAAATTGACCTCATCCGAGACGACCGCGGACTTCAAGATTCAGTCGATCAAGCTAGTAAATCCCTCGCAGACTATGCATTCATGTCACTGCACGGAATGCACTTCGATCCCGTCAAGCGGCAATACATCGTCCGACGATGTGAAGAAAGATACAAACAGCTCTCAAGGATCTTAAAAATTCTCGTCGGCTTCGATCTCAATCCCGGCAGCCCGGATCAAGTAGTGAATTATCTTCACACTCAGATGCGCTACAAAGCCGAGAAGACAACAGACAAAGGCGCGCCGTCGGTTGCTGGGGATGCATTGTATAAGATCAAACTCAAGCATCCAAAGAACGTCGCCATCGACGTAATCTTCGAGATGCGTCGTATGGTTAAGCTGAAAGGTATGTTAGGATTTCAACAGTGGATTTGGGAATATTAAGTTTATGCAAAATACAAAAATGAAAGACTCTTCAATCGCCGCATCCTTTATGCGCGCTGGGATATACGACCCAAGTAAGTTTGGTCACGTCGTCTCGATGCCCAAGCTCAATGGGCTACGATGCATGTACATTCCCGGTCAGGGATTCTTTTCGAGAGATGGCAAGAGGTGGAATGATGCCGTCCTTGCGCACATCATTCCGCCTACGACAGACTACATACTCGACGGCGAGTTATATTGTCACGGGATGAGTCTGCAGAAGATCAACGCCGCTGTTGGGGTTAATCGGATCGAAGCGGGCGAAGATGCTAAATGGATTATATTCTTCGCATTTGATCTAGTCGAACCAAAGTTCAATGCTTTGACGCGCATGTTGCTCCTAGATAAAATTTATAACGACAATCTTGGAAAGACTGCAGCCACGGGTGTAGTCGGCTGGGAGATCTGCAAGACGCGCATAGAACTCGACAAGTGTTACGAAAGTTATATTTCCAGAAACTACGAAGGCCAAATGCTCAAGAGCGTCTTCGGATCGTATATGCCACAGGGCGAGAAGGAACGCTCGACCATGAATCTTCAGAAGCGCAAGGCGTTTCTCGACGCTGAGTTTTGGTGCATTGGTCGCGTGGTCTCTGACGAAGGCAAGTGCAAAGGCAAGCTGGGCGCCCTTGTTTTCGTTACGCCAAAGGGCGTGAGATTCGAAGTCGGGACGGGCTTTACGGATGAAGAAAGGGAAGAATACATCCAACCTAACTATGACTTCCGAAAGAAAGCAACGATCAAATATCTCAACCTCACCGACGATGGCCGCCCGTTCAACGCCTCGTTCGTTGGATGGCGCGACGATGTTTAAGACTATGCCCCAACCACACATCCATTGTCTGACCTCTCTTAAGGTCGCCGGGACTGGCTCCTTCCGCCTTGCAAGCGGCCAGTTCCTCGGAACCTACGGAGCAAACCTGCAGAATCCCGACAAAGAAGCTCTTGATATCTACATAGCTCCTCCGAACCACACATTCGTGCAGTGCGACCAAAGCGGTGCCGAGGCGTTGATCGTTGCCAACCTCACGCGACCGGGCAAATACAGAGAACTCTTCAACGTCGGGATCAAACCCCATACCTTCATCGCGCTTCATATCTTCTGTGAGCAGATGCAAGACATATGGCCGCTCGCGGGGAAAAGTCCTTCTTATTGGAAATCTCTCAGCCCCACGCAACTCAAACAAGACCCCGATTGGAAAGCCTTAGATAAGGCTATTAAATCAAGCGACAAAGAATACAAGATCGGCAAGATGGTCTGCCACGCTTCATCCTACAGAATGCGTGAGCGGACCTTTCAGCTTCAAACTCTCAAACAAAGTCACGGCACGTTGACTCTCAGCCTCCAAGAATGCAAAGTCTTCCTCGGATTCTTCGCAACCCTATTCCCCGAAATCATAGAATGGCAAGATGAAATTGAATTTAACATTCGTACTAAGCGTGAACTCCGGAATCTGTTTGGATATCCGCGTAGGTTCGAGAGAACTATCACTGACTCTTACATCCGGGAGGGCATCTCATGGGTTCCGCAGTCCACCGTGGGATGTATCACACACATTGCTGTTAACCGATTTAACAAAGAGCGGCCAAGAAACACGCTACCGGCAATTAACAATAAACATGACTCTTTTCTGGCGCTGGTTCCGGATGGGCTTGTACACGACACGGCGAAGCATATGCAAGAATGCCTCGCCATTTCGCTCACTGGACGAGATGGTGTGAATTTCACCATGAAGTCTGAGGCCCAAGCCGGGAAGAATTGGGGCAAGTTCTCGAAAGACAATCCTCAAGGCATGAAAGATCTTGCCTAAACTCGGCCCAATAAAAGCTCCCTCCGCTTTATGCGTCAGACGAATGACCGAATAACCCAGATCACAAATGCGATCCGGGAGAAACTAAAAGAGTGGCCGCCTAACCTGCCGCCGCCCTCGGTCGTTATTGTACATGAGACCCATCTTCCCAGCGAGTTCGATCCGAACCTTGAGAAGCTCGAAGGTTTCGACGTAATCACCACACTCCAAATCCGCAAGAACTCTGTAAGACTCGCATACTTGCATGAGCCTATATGAAGACTGGTGTTTGTACACAAAAGACGTACAAAGCCCGCAGCCGTTTGTCGATGCTGCTTTCTATTTCATGATCGGCGCCGCCCTTCAAAGGCGCGTCTGGTTCGGTGACTTAGACTTCCACGCAGTATTTCCGAATCAATACATCGCTTTCATCGGACCCGCTTCGGCGGGTAAATCTCTCATTACGAGTCCGATGAAAGAACTCCTCGAAATCCCAGCCGAGATCAAAACTCCAGAGAATGATCTCGCAGCCGAGCTACTCGGTGAAGATGCCGAATCAACGCGCAAAGGCGCACGGCAGCCTCTTATCTATATCGCTCCGAACAGTACCACGTTCGAGCAATTCACACAAGAGACCTCGCGTGTCGCGTATTTACACAGATATGTCGATTCTGAAAACAGAAGAAAAGCCTATCATCACAGCTCCCTCGTATTCATCCTCGACGAACTAACCTCAATCTTTAAGAAAAATGCCGAACAACTTTCAGACTTTCTTCTCGAAGCTTATAATGGTGGAAGAAAGTACGTTCGAAAACTTAAACATAGCGACACAGACTTCTGCACCAATATGTGTATCAGTCTGCTGGGCAACACGACACTTGGTAAATTCCAGAGTTTACAGAATCAAGATATTCTCTCGGACGGTTTCATGGCTCGAACTATTATCGTGTATGGAGTCGAGAAGCGTTTTCATCTCTATTCCATTCCGCCCCTCAGCGAAGAACAGAAAGCTGCAAAGGGCCGCTTGCAGTCTTACATTCGCGAACTTTCAAAGCTCTATGGCCCTGTGGTTCTGAATGCTGAAGCTAAAGAATACATTCACCACCATTTCGAACTTAATCCTTCTTTAGTACATACGAACAAACATCCAATGCTGGACGAATACTACGGCCGCAAGAATCTTCATCATCAGAAGATCCTGTTCGCCGTACACTTCGCGCGGACGTTGGATATGACTGTGACGCGAGAAGATGCAGAGAAAGCCACAGCGCACCTCGCTAATCTCGAAAAAGATATGCACATCCCATTCGTCGGCATGGGCCGCAATGAGAGTGCAAAGCTCACAGAAGACATCTGGCGCTTTATCAAGACAACCCAAGGCGCCACGAAGAAATCAATCTTTGTCAGGTTCTATCAGTCCCTCAAGACGCCTGATGAACTCCGTCGTGTGCTGGATGATCTAGTGACGATGGATCGGATAAAGTTAGTAAAGGTAAATAACAATGAACAATATGTCGCAAAGTAATCACGAATACATGCTTGCCGGAATGCTAAGAAACGCAGCCCCAGCACCTATGCCCACTAACATTCCACCTAGTATCTCGCAAACCAACGCGGGTCGTAGACAAGAGTTCCTCGAAACCGTCAAGACCTTCGTCTGTAAGGATCGCAACGTAACCCACGGCGACGCTGAGGATAACTTCCGTGTGATTGCCCAGCTGTGGGAGACTTACCTCCAAGGCACGCCGCCTCAGAGTCTTAATTCAACAGACGTAGCCATCATGATGTGCCTCTTCAAAGTCGCACGCCTGATGTCTAATCCTAAAAACATGGAGAACTGGCACGATCTCGCGGGCTATGCAGCCTGTGGCGGTGGAATAGTGATGAAGAAGTTAGAAGAAGAGAAACAACAATACTAAACATATGGAACAAACAACCGCACTAAACTTCCAGCAAGCGCTTGAAGCATTGAAGAACGGGCGACGTGTGTCCCGTGTTTGGTGGTCTAATGATCAAATATACCTACAGGTGCAGACGCCTGATACTTATAGTAAAATGACAGTACCTTACATTTATATAGAGTATCCAAGAATACAACCCGTAGCTTACATTACCAAAGCGCGTGAGCCTTGGTTGCCTTCACAGCTCGACATGTTTGCTGAAGATTGGTATATTGTTTAAGTAAAAGAAAACCCGCTCTGCTTATCACAGGGCGGGTTTTTTGTTTTTCCGTTTATTAGCGCAAGCCACTCAATCCTTCAACCAAACTCTTTCGATACTTATCTTCTTGTTCTCTTATTAGATATCTCTTTACAGTCTCAGACCCTAAGCCTTCCTCCGTTCCTTCAAGCCAGCTTAGATACCGAGCAGCTTTCAAAGGCTGCCTCTCTAACGAAGGCATGATAGCATTCTGACTAGTCTTCAATTTTCTAATACGGCTCGCATAGTCTTCTGGTGTCGTTGCTTGTTCCTTAGCGCGCATCACCAAACCTAATGCCTCTTCGCCCGTCTGTGGGGTAATCTCTCCCCGCTCAAACTCCCTCTCGCTCAAGTTACTATAGTTCACAGCAAACGCGCCGCCGCGGCTCGGCATACCCGTCAGCTCGTCATACAACCGGCGCCGACGACGATCATCATAGCGCAGATTCTCGTCCTCGTCCAGCCAGTTCCGAGCAAGCCGCGCAACCTGCAAGTGTCCGATCACGCTATCCTGCATCAAAGCCTTCAGCACTAAGCCAAAGTCTTCGCCATCATCAAGCGCCTTCGTCGCAGCCGCCACGCGCTTTGACACATCATACACGGCATCCAACGCTGGCATTGTCGCCACTCCCTGCGCCGTTCCGCCCGCCGCGGTGTCAATGACCATCTTCGCAACGTCGCCCGCAAAGCCAAACGTGCCGAGCTTCTGAGCCATCGTCAGGAGTTTCTGCCCGAGAAGCTGTCCGCCATCAGCACCAAGCTGACCTTGATTCTGCTGCATCCAGCTTTCGAGTTCGTTCCAAGTGATGTCTTTACCCTCGCGGTTATTGATCCATTCCTGCACAGCGGAGACAGCGCCGCCGCCCAGCACGCCAATCAGCATCTGCCCGATCAGCGGCTTAACATTACCCTGCATCGCGGGGCGCAAAGCATACTTCATGAACGAGTCATACTGTCCAATGCTCCACTTGCTCCACGTCAGATAAGGCGCAGCAGCACCTTCGAGAACAGAGGCGGGCAGTTGTCGCATGTCATAAGAACCCTGCAACAAACGCCCAACCTGCGCCGCGAGATCAGCGTCAGACCGCGTGCGCCAGTCAGGGCTGAGCGTGTCAAGCATCTGCGTAGCGTTCTTGTCGCCGCTCAGCGCGAGTCGCTTATTGTACTTCACAACAGTCTCGCCCCAGCCCTGCGCGATCGTCCGGGCGACCGTCTCAAGCTGATTCAGGCCCGTGAACTTACTCAGCGTCTCAGCCGCCTTCGCCATGAAGCTCACAGAATCGTCACCGATTCCGAGCACTTGACGCATATTCTGCGCGGCATCACGCTTGTTCAGGCCCGACGCGTAAGAACGCTCCCTAAGCGCAGCCCAATCGCCGAGTCGATTAGTGAAGTCAACCAAGCCTGACGTGTATTCACCGGCGGGAAGGTAGACTAAGCCCTTCACCAGCGACGTACCGATATCACCAACCTTCGAGACAGGTCCGATCGTCGCAACAGTTACCATTCGACCAACATCGGCTACATTGCCGCCCACTTTCTGCGCGGGTGTCCCGCGATACTCACGCAGGATTGACTGCACGCTGGGATTATTGACGATATTGGGCGTCGAGGCGAGAATATTCGCAGGAATCGGCTGATCGTTGAAATAACTCTTCGCACCCAACGCAGCCATCGCCTCAGGCGAAGACTCAACGTGCTTCTGATAAGCGTAATCCGTCGCGGATCGACGCGTGTAGGTGTCCAGATTACCGATCAGATCATCACTGCGCCAGCTAGGCGGCAGCGGATAACCTTCAGGCTTACGCGCACCGGAGAACGGAATGCCGCTCTCGATGCCCGGAGGCTTCGAAGTAATGTTGATCTTTTCCTCAAACTTCTCCTGCGCATATTTCTGAGCCTCGGCCAAAGAAGCGCCGTCGGCTTGGCGCAGTTGAGTGTTCCACTGAATGAAGTCATTCTTCAGTTTATCATACTCAGGCGATCCTTGCTTGGTCGTGAGAATATTCTTAACCTCTTCCGCAATCGCGTGCAGAGGAATGTATGTCGGATTAGTTCCACGCGCACGAAGCCCTGCGGTGTCTCGCACAGTCATGCCCGCGGCATTATAGTCATTAACGATCGCCGGGAGATAGTCATTGCGGATTTGATCATAGGCCGCACGAAGGTCGGCTGGCGGAGTCGAACGGGCGTTGTTGTCGAACTCTTGCGAGAGATGCATGAACAAGCGCTTCTGATCCTCTGGGCGCAACTCAGCCGCGAGAGAATACTTATTAGCCCACTCACCAGCTTTGAAGTCGCGGGTGTTGTAGGCAGCACGCAGCGGCGCAGCGACGCGCTCAAACGGTCCGCCCTTGGAGGCGAGATAGTCTAGCTCAGACGGCCGCACGATCTCAGAGCCGAGGCCGCGTTGATAGCGGATATCTTTGCTCTCTGGTGAGAACGTGCCACGATTAGCTGTGGCAGATTTAACCTGCTCAGGCTTAAATGCAACAACCTCAAGAATCTCCGGAACAAAACCATTCTCAGTGTAGCGCTGACGCTCCTTGATGATGCCATCATAGCCCTGCTCGCGCAACCAAGCGTTTCCAATTTCGCCATTACCCAGAATGTCTGAATTGCGCGCGTCATACTTGTCCATCAGTTGTTTAAGTAATGGCTCATTCGCAGGATCTTTGCGAATCTTATAACCGATATCTTGTAATGTCGCATCCGAGGTTACGCGATAAGGATTCTCAAGTGAAACATAAGCTGGGTATATACGAGAACCCGTACTTGTTCTGGCGTATTCAGCTGCTCGCGTAGGTTCCGGTGTAAAGTAAGCGCCCGGTCCAAAGTTATACCCAGTCTTAGTTCTAAACTCCGTAAAGTCTGGGGCATCCGTTCCGTGATAAACGACCAAAGGCTTACCCTGCTCATCAACAACCTTACTATTGCCGAACCAGTTTTTGAATTCAGGAGTCTCTTGCTGCGCACGCTGCATCCTTTCCTCCCCAACATCACCAACCTTCGCCACAGCAGCACCCTTCCAAGGCACAGCCTCAGTGGTCGCATAGTGCATCCAAGCAAGCGCGTCTTCGGGCGAGAGCTTCATCCCGATCATGCTCTTGACTGACGACTTCAGCGCATTGAACCACTGGCGAATCTCGCCGGGCTTAGCTTTAGGATACGCCTCACCGAAAGCCTGAACGAGACCTTCTTCAAGCGCAAGATCCCTTGCGACCTGCTCAGTCTTACCTTCAGCCAAGCGCGCAGCATACTCACGCTGATACGCCTCAGAACCCTCAGCGGTGTCCATCAGAGAACGCCGCATACGCTCATTGGGCGACGTCTCAAAAACATCGTGACCAATTTCGTGAATGGCTGTGTCAGCCGTGGCCGCGAGAGGATTGATGTAGACAACACGCTCGCCGTTTTCGTTGATGATGTATGCACCGCGAATACCTTGAGCTTGTTGCTCTGGCGTAGCGGGCACAATTTTAAGGCCTCGACGAGCCGCAAGTTGAGCGGCTGCATCGAGATCAGCCTGACTAAGCAAGCCTTCGCCACCAGCGCGTTGCAAGCGCGAGTATAGATCCTCGGCGATAGCACGCGCATCAGCGAGTTCTTGCTTGGCTTGAGTGATTTCAGGGGCAATATCGCCGCGAATAGCTCGACGCATCACAGCAGGAGTGCGTTCAGCAAGCTTCAACAACTCAGCCTGACGCGCTTGCAAACTCTGCAAACGAGCCGCGGCCTCATCACTCAAAGCCTGAGCGGCCTCAAGATCCTGCAGCTTACGCAACTCAACAGCGTTCTGCTCGGCCTCAATGCGAGCATTCTCTGCTTGAATAGCCTCAGCCTTTGCAGCTTCCTCAGGCGTAGGCTTAAGAGCTTCTTGCAGCGGCACACCTTCTTCGGCTTTCACAGCCTCAGGCGCACGACCGAGAACTTCCTCCGTAGTCGCAGCGGCTCGAACAGCCCGAGCAGCTTCAGGAGTCCATCCTTCAGGTGCGACGCGAGTACCGCCTTCAGGCGTGAGTGCCATAGAACGCTCACGGCCAGCGCCCATCGCTTGAGCAAGATACTCAGGCGTACCTTTCTGTGCAATAGCGGCTTGACGATTCGCGAGATAACGACCCTGCGCCGCAGCATCCTCAGGCCGCAAGAACTGATCTCGAACGCCACGCTCATGCGCTGCGTTCAAAGCTTCTTCAAGCGAGGTCGCAAGGAACTGAGGGAACTTCTCAGGATTCTGCACAGCATCATAAACTTCAGGCAAACCAGCCAACTCAGCGGCCATACCTTTCGGCAGACGCTGCTTAGCTTGCTTAGCTGTGCGTTCAATATCCGCAATGCGAGTCGCCTCGGGTTGTTTCCACCATTCCATCTCAGGCCGACTCTTAAACAGCTCAATCTCACGAGCCGTCATTCCACCCGCAGCCATCTGTCCGCGAGTCTCATCCATGACGCGAGCAGCCTCAGCCTCGCCAGCAACCTGCGCCTCAGCGGCAGCAGTACGAAGCGCAGCGAGATCCATCGGAGATTCCGCAGCAGCAACATCAGGTCGTAGAGGCTGCAAACCAATTCGACGACCAAGCTTCGTAGGATCAGCGAACAAACTACCAAGCGCAACATCAGCCGCAAAGCGCGGCGCAGAGAACTCTCCGCCTTGAGACATGTTCACAAGCTGACCTGCCGTAGAGCCAGCCACATTGACGCCCACATTAGCAGCCGCCGGGAGGAAAGCTGCACGCGCAGCACCCTTTTCAAAGCTACCCAAAGGAGCAGTCAATCCCCTAATGCCGCCAAACGAAGGCTTCAACGCGAGCGCATTCGGAGCAAAGCCGCCAAGATACGAATAGATAGGTTGATCTTGTTCAGCTTGAGCCATCTGCTGCAAGGCTTCAGGTGCAAACTCTTCAAGAGCTTTTTCCTGCAACTTACCAGTTCCATATCCAGCAGCCAAACTTCCCGCGATCACAGCAGGAATGCCAGTCCAAGGATTGGACATGGCCAGCGGCGCAAGATAAGCACCCGCACCCAAACCGGCCGCGCTAGGCAGCACATTGCCCAAGAAAGAAGTTCCCGCTGCACGCAGAGGAGACATCTTTTCAGCTACAGGCTCAGGAGGACTTTGGATAACATTACCCTGTTCGTCTATATCGTAGACGGCAGGATCGTATCCATTATTTTTCAGCCACTGATATTGTTCTTGTGTCATAAAATTAAAACATCGGACCGTAATCAATAGCGTTCTCAGTTCCGCGAGCAGCTTGCCGCGCCCTCATACGCTTAAGTACTTCGGGATCTTGCTGCGCCTGTGAGCTAAACAAAGTTTTGTAGATGTCAGTTCCCAACACACGCAATGGATCAGTAGCAGCCGTAGCGGCAGAGCCAAAAGCCTCGCCAGCTCCACGCATAAAGCGCGGAATAATTGCGGTGTTCTCAGGCGCAGGTGCCTGTGCAGCCTCAGGAGTCGTCGATTTAACAATAGGTTTGCCGGTGATACGATCAACTTCAGCTTCGCCAATAGAGCGCATAGGAGCAGAACCCGGTTTCGGCAACATACGAATCCCAGCAGGTCGCCCGGGCATCTTACCAATCGCTATAACCTCAGGCTCATACACGCCGAGATCGCCTTCAGGAGTCTGGAACAAACCAGTATTACCAAGCGGAGTATAACGCGGCGGTTTCAATCCCTTTTCCTGAATATCCAAAGCACGCGCACGCAATCGACGGTCTTCTTCCTCGCCAGCCAATCGCAAAGCACGATCAGTATCTTTGAGAATATCTTCTTGGCCTTCGCGAGCAAGCTTAATAGCTTCGTCTTCGTAGCCTTTGATCTCATCGCGAATATCTTTATCACGACGATATTTCATCTCTTCCTCAAAGCGCTTTTGAATAGGCTCATTCTGTTCGCGTATGCGGTTAAGCAAACGCTCTTCAGCCTTAGCTTCTTTCTCAGCCTCACGCCACTCGGCACCTTGAGCTTGTTGAGCCTCGATGTTCATGCGATTAGACTCATCGCCAAGCAGACGACGGAAAAAACCGCCAATGCCTTTTGATTCCAGATAAGGCACGTTCTCGCCGCCAATGGCCTTGCTGGGATCAAAGGCTTTATTAACGCGCTCAGGCACAAGGAAGCTCAGATCCAAACGCGGACCGCCAGTCTGCAACATATAACGCGCAGAGCTGCCACGATTCTCGATAGGTTGCTGAGTCTCAACCCGCGGAGCATTAGGATCTTCGCCGCTCTCGGCGTCAATGATCGGATTGTATTCCTGCGGCGACGGCAAAGCAGGACCGCCTTCAATCGCCCGAGACGCCAGAGGCGCACCCGCAGCGGCTTTCTTTCCAGTAAACAACGTCGGATCAATAGTCGCACGACGCTGAGGCGCACGATAAGACGGCGTCGCATAGCGAGCACGCGCGATATTCTGTGCGTATTTGTTAATGTCTTTGGCCATAATTACTCCACAAAGTTCTCACCAGCACTTGTCACAGCGCCAGTATGTTTCTGAATGTTTACGAAAATTAAAGGAAGGTTGCTGTTTTGTAGCCAGTGTCTTTCGCCCTTGCGAATATTATAAAGTCTGAAATCAAAGAAAGGCCACATCTTGGTGATGTGACCTTTGTTGATTACTCCTTTTCCAAAGAGCTTAAAGAACTTGCCATCAAAATCGTGATGATGCGGCGGGACAAATGTCAGTGCGGGTAGATGCCAGAGTTCCACGGCCCAGCGGCCAACCTTAAGTTGAACACCGCGGCAGGAACGCCAGCGCGTTCTCCGTAGTAATCCCACAGAGCGAGATAAGTTTTCTGGAGCGGACTGAACATCCATCCAAATCCTTTGCCATTGACATACCACTCAGCATGAGAGGTCATCGGCTTGATCAGAAGGGCATTGACCGCAGCGCGCCAGAGCTTTGAACGCTGCATGCGAGGCACTAAGAAACGACTCATCATGCGATAGCCCTCGCGAATCCGGGGCGTATAATGCAAATCACGCGAGACCTTTACCGCATCGGGAATATTCTCCCAGCCATAGTAAGCCTCAGCAAAAGTCCAGCAGCAAGACGGCAGCGAACCCATAACCTGAGAGAACTGATCGAGCGCAGTCTTGCGTTGAGCGTTAAGTTGATTCTCTTGCTGCCTCATTTGAGAAGCGTTGCCGAACAGATTCATGCCCATTGCATTTGATTCCTGTCCGACCTCACGAGCGCCACCGGTGCGAGCCTCGCCTTGATTGACCGAGGGACGCCCAGTTGTAAGCTGGAAAGTATCAATGCGTGAAGACAAAGGTTGAACAGCCCCAGCGGCCAACTGAGCGGCGTTCGCGATAGCAGTCTGTCTCTGCTGTTTGCGAGCTTCACCAGCTTGACCAAAAGCCATCGCGTTAGACACAGTCGAAGTCGCCGTCGGAGTCGCTCCAGTGCCACGCGCAAAGTTCTCACGCGCGAGAGAACGATCAATCTCAGCCCGCTCAGCCCCGCTAAGCCCGGCATTGGGATCAGTCAGCGAACGATTGAGATTCTCAAGATTAGAGAGCGCAAGTTCACGCGCACGATAAGCTTCAGGATCAGCCTCGCGCTGAGTGCGCATAGCCTCACGCACAAGCTCTCGACCGGTGCCGCTCACGACACCGAGATCGGTAGCAGCCTGAGCCTCAGCATTCTGTCGGGCAATCTGAGATCCAATACGCGCAAACTCAGGTCCGAACTGCTCATACAACCGCGCATTCAACGCTTGCTCACGCGGCGAGATCTCCTCGCGCAGACGCTGCATCTCAGGCTCATATTGCCGAGCGGCAGCGACTTGCTGCTGAATCATCGGGATAATGTTCTCCCGATAAGCCTGCATCACAGACGCCATCGACTCTTGCGTGTTGGGAATAACCGGACTCCCGTTGCGATAATATCCCAGAGGAATACCATTGTCAACTTCAAGACGAGAAGATTCCCAGACCAACGAGTGGCCGAGAACTTTAGAGAGATTAAACTCAAATGTGTTCATTGTTTTACGAAGTCTGAAATTCTATACTGCACATTCTTCTTACTCTTGCGCCGCGCGCCACTGACAGTCCAGCCGGGATAAAGCGCACTCCACGCGCATACGGCTTGAAATAAGCAGCCGCGGTCGCCAAGAATATTTAGAATGTGTATGTTCTTACGCTCACTATCAAGCTCGCACCATAGTACGATTAAAGGGGTTTCGTTCTCTTTCTCAAGGACGAATAACTCACTGCCTTCGCCCTTGAGAATCCGATCACAGTGCATAACGATGTCAATATCAGACGCCTCGCCGAATGTACCTTTGCGCCCGGGATGCGCTAAGATCCATTCAAAAAGCTTTATGGCGTTGATATGACAACTCATACTGGTTGAAAATACCTATCCAGAATTGAGCCAGTTGCAGTTTTACAAACAAACTCAACAGAGAGCTTGCTCACGATAGCTTCCCAGTAAGCTCCTTCAGCGGCCGCAAAACGCGATTGCGCGATAGGCGGATTGTGCACGGTAGTAAGAGCCTTGCCGCCAGCACCGCTGATAATAACGGGTAGCCCATTCCAGTCAAGCCTTTCAACAAGAGCGCTAGTTCCAGCCAGCAACACAGTCGCGCCCCAGTTCTTAAAGGGCACAGCTTGGATAAAAGCAAGGTTACCGTTTGCGTTGATCGAGCTATAGTAATCATTGCCGCTCGTGAACGGAGGCTGATGCACTACGACCCATTTGTGTTTCTTAGTGCTATTCGCTAGCGCTTGACGCAGCCATTGAAACTGTACGCTGTCTGCGATAGTCTGAGGCGGCGTGAAGGCGTTGTCGATTTCAGTCTGGAAGAATCCAGTATCGAAGCCAGTGTTGATCAAGAAAATGTCAACGTGCTCGGTCGTGTGCTGGAAGTAACGCAGATGCTGTTGATAATTAAACAACGGACTGGCCGCGGCGGAGTCATTGTCTTGCGTGCCCGGGACGAACAAGAGTTTATCCTTGATAGCATCCCAGAAAGGCTTTATCGTCTGATCCAAGGCTCCAACTGTGCCGGGGCCAAATCCGGCAAAGGGCAGACCGTAGTTATGATTGCCGGTGCCGATGACGTTCGTTAGGCCCGTGATGCGCTTGATCGCGCTATTGAGAGACTTACGCCGCGAAACTTCTTCGGCGGTAAAGATGGGCGAAGTCGTGCCGCCGACGATATCAGGAATGCCGTCGTTACCAATCACCGCAAAGGTCTCATACTCAGTCGAGACAACCGCTCCGAACGCATTAACCTTCGGCCACACAGTGCTTTCTTGCACGTCGCCTGACACGGAGACCAATGCGCCGTCCGTATCAAAGCGCATCATCACGCCCACACGATCGCCCTCAGGGCACACGTCCATGAAGTTAAACTCGGCCGTGTTAAACACGCCCTCAGTCAAGCCGCCGTTATAGGGAATGCTTGAGCTGTTAGCTTTGTTATAAGGCAGCGGCGTCATATGTACAACCTTGCGGCTGACATACTGGCCATTGACGAACAATGACGCTTCTACAGTTCCGCCTTCGACGATGTTGTTAAAGCCAGCACGCAGAGTCTGTAGGCGCACACTCTTATAGTCATCCGACGGCGCAACCTCAGATCCATAGAGCGTGACAGTAGCCCGCTCAGAAGAACCAAACAAACGGTAAATCCCGGTCGCCGTCATGAAATAAGTATATCGCTTACCGCCATCAAGCGTCGAAGCGAACTTAAGAATGTTTCCGACGCCGGGATAAATATCGAGCGCGACGAACTTATTCAACAGCATGTCAAACCACAGCACGCCATTGCCATAGATCGTCGTGACGGCGAACAACGCGTAGTTATCGTGCGTGCCTGTAGCCGCAGAAGTCTGCGTGATGCCGTCGATCAAAGAATTGATTGGGCCGCTAAAGGGTGCATTCCGACCCTCATATCGGAACTGCATGATCCCGTTGAAACTCCTGATTCCGGTGTCATGAACAAATGCCACATCCCCAAGCACGTCCACAACAGAATCGGGATTTAGCGGCCCAATCGAAGAGATAACCTGATTGCGGAAAGTAGGCTCCGCATAGATCAGATTGTTGTTGTCCGGATAAACAAGATAGCCGGAGTTCTGTGTACCAACGAAGAAACCGCCGTCGATAGAGTTAAGCGTCGAGAGCGCAGTGATGTCGTTATAGTCGACATTCGTAGCCATCGCCAACGCTCCGCCCTCGGATTCGTTCGTAGAGGTTTTATCCCCAGCAGGCGTGACTGCGATCACGAAGTTCAAAGGCGCTCCAGTAACTGAGCGCACGATTTGATTCTTCTTTTGCGAAGTAGAAGATTCCGCCGCCACAGCATACAAAACGCCATTGTAGAAAACAGGATAATTGGCGACGGGAACATATTCAGGATCGTTTGAGAGCCACTGCGCATAGGTCTGTGTCACACGAGCAGAACCATCAGGCAGAATAATCCAAGGCTGTGCGACACCATCCATCACAACAAGCGCACTGGGCGACGCGCCGACGGGGCCGCCGAGCGTGAGTGTGCCAGTCGATGACGTTGCGCCACGGACGGCTCGAATCGTCGACGCAGGCACAAGCGCAGTGTAAACGCGAGGCTGCACTGAGTTCATTGCGAAAGTCGCAATAAGAACCCAATTACCGCTCGTGGTTTTATAGTAGGCTTTTCCGCCCACGAACGCGATCAGAAGATCCCCGGCAGCAGTAATGTCTTGAAAGGTCTGGCCAACGGGCAAATCCGCCGAGACATTCAGAGGAAGCTGCACAGCTTCGACGACATTCTTGCGCACGCGAGCATTGATAAGAATCCAATACTCGTTCTCGCCCAGCTTCGTAATGTCCGAGAGCTGATTGATGCCGCCGAGCCAATTCGTTCTGGAAATTACCATAGATTGCGCACTCCTCCCTGAACCAAAGGCCAGACTGGGAACATGATTGCGGCGTCTTGCGACGCGTGGCGTTCAGTCTGGACCATTAACTCTTGGCCGCTTTCCATGTTCTCACACACGCCACGGCAGATCTGTTCCATCATGTCTTTGTTGACAGATGCTACGTCCATCTTCTCTTTCTCCATCGCGAAGATGTACTTGACGCCGTAGACAAGACCTTGAACAAGACGTTCATCGGTCCAAATTGAGTCGATGTTTACGAACGGAGAGAAGCGTTGTTTGTACAACACCTCAACGCAATCCTCACCGAGAATAAAAGGCGTGCTTGCATTCCAATCAAGGATCTGCACGCGGATGTTTGAAGCGTAAAGTTGATTGTTCGGAATGCGCCCAATCTCTTCTTGCGTGGTGCCTTGGCGCACAACCACATCGCTCTTTGTGAAGATAGTCTTCTTGAGCGACTTAACGCCAAAAGGACTCTCAGGCTCAAACATGTTCACCGAGGTCTTGATCAAGTCGCCGGGCGCAAAAGTGATAATCTCAGTGACATTCGCGGCCTGAGGAGTCTGGCCGTTGATGATAATGTCAAATGGCTCAGTCTCAGGCAGCGTGAGCTGAAAGGTCAACAAGCCGCTATTGACCAGCGGCGTATGCAGCGGCGTGGGCGCAATCTGTCGCCATTGCAAATAAGGCTGCGTCCAAGGCACTGCGTGATAGCGCGGCCTCATGTCTCGCGTGGTAACGAGGCGCGACGAATCGTGCCAGCGCACGCCTCGAATAGAACCAACATACCACGGAAACGTGATAACGTGTTGATTGTTGTCGACGCAGAAGAACTGCTCGAACACAGAGCCGGGAAGATCATACTGATCGTAGATCATCACGGCCGCGCGGTTCAGCCACGCGAGAACTTGAGCTTCTTTATCGCGAGAGTCTGGAAGAACTCCAATCGTCTCGGAAACTTGTTGGATGAGGGAGTTCATTTTTAGGCGAATCGGATAGCCGTCACTTTAAGGTTCCAGTTACCTCGCGTGGGCGTGTTAATAGCCGTACGGCCACCATTGATCTGCTGAAGCTGATAGTTTACTGGACCAGTGTGAATAACTTTGCTTGTCGAGGCATCAAACCAAACAAGCGGACCAGCTTCATTCGACGCGTCATCGTTACCCCAGCTTGCAATAGGCACTTCGTCACCGACAGCATATCCATGTTCTGCGCCCACGCAAACAAACGTAAACTGATAAATATCAGCTTTGCCGCCTGTCGCAGCATAAGTGATCACGTCAACGTCAACACCTGCAGCTGGCAAAGCAACTTGATTTGTATACTTAAACGTCTCTAGTTTGCGCGGAATAAAGTCCAAAACACCGCCAAGAATTCCTACATAGTCGCCTTCAGCAGTTCCGCCGGGAACAGTAATCTTAGCAAGATCGACTGTGCCGGGAGCCAACTTAGCGCCGCTAAGAGAATTATCAATGATGTCTGTATTCGGCTCAAGAAAACGCCAAGTTCCAAAAGTGTCAGCCGTGCGCGACGTGATAAACTTACTCCTTGAAGTAGATCCGGGCGCCGGTGCAATAAGATCTGCAGCAATATAACCAGTCGGAATATTGTCAATGACATTCTCAGCCGTGTACCAATTTGCCACGGCAGGGCCATAAGTTCCCGCGAGGCGGAATTGGCCGCCGGGGATTCCGGTCGTGATCAGCGAGCCAACAGGAATAGATCCCGTCGTGACAAGAGATGCGAGAGAAACAAATTCAAACGCAGTCGCGCCAGCGTTAACGCGAATAAGTTGATTCGCTGTGCCACCGCTCACGGAGAGCTTAGCCAACGTCACGGCGCTATTCTGAATCATCGCCGTCGTGATCGAGTTCGGGCTGATGATGTCGTTTATGTTGACCCAGCCCGGCGACGAAGTCTTGTAGACGTAAAGAGCTGGCTCAGCGGGATTGGCCAAACTGATCCAGAGACAAGTCTTACGCCACGCATTCGAACCCGTCACATCGGGCGGCGTGGTGTCAAACAGAATCATGCCGTACGTCGACGACGGAATGGCCTGTCGGATAAGTTGCAACAGCACGCTGGCGTATCCACCAAACGTACTCGTTGGGTCGATGCCTTCGACAAAAGGATTAGTGTTTAGAGCCATAAAGTAAAAAAGGGCTATCTCTTAAACAAGAGATAACCCTTAGGGTTGATTGGGATTTTTCTTAATCCGCAGCGCAAACGTAGAAGTTTTCAACCGGATAAACTGTCGGATAAGGATTCGGCAGGGTTCCGATTTGACAAATACCGTTCGCAAGCGCGGTACCAATCTCGTCACAGCACGAGTCTGGCTTTTCTAAGATGTCAGTTTCTAGCTCAAACGCCTCGGAGAAAGCCCTCGTTGCGAAAGACGTAGTCCAATATTCAAACTGTGCGCCTTCGCCGGGGATGATTTCGCCGTTGTACAAAGGATAACTCAGCACCTCATAGCCGTTTGACCAGAGTTTGTATCGGCGCACAACGCCCTGAGCAACCCACTTCACAGTCATGACATAAGTCGGGACGTTAATGTTTTGCCCAAGTCGGATAGAGAAGTTCTGATTGGGAATGATGATATCCTGCAGCGCAAAGATACGAGACGCGCCAGCCCAAGCTTCTAGGTTTTGCGTAAACCCAGCCACCTTAAGACTTTTGTAAACGAGCCTGTTCAAAACGACAGGCTTTGCACTCTTTGCGGGTTCAAGGGTGACGGGCTTAAAGTCCCAAGCGCGCGGTCCAGCGGGCGGCGTTGGGAGTTGGATAACTCTTACATCGGTGATGTTCGGCACTGGGCCAAACGGCTCGCCGTTTTGGAATGCTCCAGCAGGAGGCCAATAGCCGCCGTTGTTGAATACGATATCATTCCCGGCGCTATTGCTTATCGTATTCCCCTGAATGTTAATGTTCTTAAAGCCGGGAATCAAACCGGGATTGTACGTCGGCGTGACATCGCGATCGTATTGATAAAGGAAGAACGTCGCGTTGTAGGGCGGCAGATTATAGTCGTAGTAGAAACTATTCGGCCCCGCGAGATCCACGGTGTTTTCCTGAATCGTGACGTTGACGTGCGATGAGATCAGCGGCGCGAAGGCGACATTGCCTGTGAGGCGCACCCAGTTCTGCGTGACGAAGGAGATAAACTGCGGACAGAGTGTCGCGCTGTTTTTCTCGATTCGAAGCTCAAAGTTCTTGTAGCTGTCAACGTAGATGTGTTGACCCGCGAAGGCTGTGAAGCTGTTATTGCGGACAATACAACCGCGAGTCGCTGCGGGCGTAATGCCGTGCAGCGGCGATCGTTGATTTGCGCCGAAGGTGCAGTTTGTAAAGTCACAGCCTTCTACAACGCAACCAGTGGCGTATTTACCTGTAATGCCATTACCGCCAAAAGCAACCCACGTCACGGCTTCAGCGGTCGAGCCGGGAGGCAACGAACGGCTATTCGCGCCGGGCGTGTTGAAGGAACAATTGCGCACAGTCACGCCCTTCGCACCATCAGCGGCCGTCGAGGGCAGATAACTCTGCAGCGCAAACGCTTCTTGATTCGCGACGCCAATTCCAAAGCCTTTGAACTCGCAATCTTCGATCAGGTTATTTGTCCCAACAAGACGAACGCCCGAAACGGTCTTGAAGAACGGATTGACGGGATCAAAGTTCTCGTCATAGTTACCATCGAATGTGATTCCAGAGATTACGCAATCACCGGCATCAAACGTATTGTCGTCGCCGATGTAGCTGTAGGTGTTGACAAGAAAGATCGCAGAGCCATAAGGCAACACGCTATGAGTGCCCGTTGAGGCCGCAAACTTAAGAATTGTTTTGCCTTTGCCTTTGCCGATAAGTTTGATTCCGCGGGTATAATTCGCAGGAAATCCCCAATAGATCGAGGCATCAAGCGGATTGCTAATCCCAATGCCACCGATGATGTATGTGCCTTCGTCGAACTCAACAACCCCAGTCTCTTGGAGACAGAGGTTGATCGCTCGGGCACAATTCGTAGAGCCATCAGCGATAGCTCCGTAGTCTCTTGCTTTTGCCATAAATTAAAGATTGAAAGCTTTTTTAACCGACACAGTCATCTGATCGAGCGTAAAGTTACGCGCTTTTATAAAAGCCCCGGTGGCTTTCTCCATGACTTCTTGCTTATTATCATAAGCGTAACGCATAGCGTATGCAAGATCGTCAACATTTAGCCTGCCTATCTCGCCTGTGTAGTCATAAATGTTTCCGGGCGAAGGAATCATCTGAGCGGGAACCATCCACGAACAAGTGCTATCAAGAAACTCAAGCGGCCCTCCGATCGCGGGACAGATCACAGGACGCCCGTGCGCGATCGCATCATGATGCGGATAGCCCCAACCTTCAGCACCACAGGCGGAAACAAAAACATGATTTTGCCGATGTAAATAATTCACGTTTGTCTGATATTCACGAATTACTTTAACGCGCCTGTCAAACATGATCAATTCTTTACAGCCCGGACCTTGTTTCATGATTAAATGCACGTCGGCTTCGTGAGGAAATGCTCGCGTAAACGCGTCTATGATATCTTGTGCACGCTTACGCTGCCAAAACATCATGTCTTGATAGATTGTGTAGAAAGAGAATACATCAAAAGACGGAAGCGGCAGAGGTTCGTATTCAGACGCTAATGAGATAAGAGCCGTGGAGAACCCAGCGTGTTCAAAAACTTCTTGCGTGAATTTACACGTTACTACAACCTTACGATTGGGTTGTTTTGCAAGATATTCACAATCTTGCGCGCGGAGTTTTGTAGTTTCCCAAAAAGTCAACAGGTAGTCTGATGAGATACTTGACGACGGGCCATCAATAGCCGCAAAGAAATGTCCGTCGCGAGATTGTGTAAGATCTGGTTTATGTCCAAGTCGCCTAAGACATTCAGCAAGGCTAAATGTTACGCGACCAAATGAATTGATTGGATTAAGAGAGCCTGTGTGTATTCTCATGGATGCTCTGGGAGAGAGCGTAAAAAATGCCAAAGCTTTCACTTTGGCATTCTTGACTTATTTTACCAAGCCTTACAGCTCCAATACTTTGCACTCAACTTTGAGCCGGGTTCTGCGCAATTATGTCGCGCGCGGAAGCTCTTGCGATTAGCGGGGATATGTTTCTTGATCGGCATATTCGGATCGCCAAAGCGCACAAGCCTTACGACGTTGCCTTCCTTAGCCAACACGGCAGATTTCTTTGGCCCGCCCGGGGTTGATTTAGGTTTGTTATAACCAGAGAACTTTTCTCCTCGATATTCCATAGTTATTTGCGTTTGTGTTGATAGTCAATCTTTTCCGCACTAGTCTTTTCACGCCTAAAGCGCGCTTTCTCCACAACACTCATCTCTCCGACAGTCTTTGGAGTCTTCTCGCTCACGCGCTTTGACGGTCGACAAGCTGGATAACCTGCACGCTTCTCGCCTTCTTGTCGGCCGCAGGGTTTTCCAGACTTAATGTCAACCCACTTTTCATCAAACCATCGTTCGAGGTTATTTTTCATTGACTACCTTGTATTTACCGCCTCGGCGCTTGTACTCCTGCACAAGCCAGCCATTGGCGTAGGCGCTGGGATAAGTGTCATAGCGCGCTTTGGTCGCAACTTTGACACGATTGTAGAGTTCTTTATTTGTAGGAACGTTCTTTTTCATTCTTTTGGCAAAGCATACCATCCTTCTGGGATAGTGATTTTATTTTTTGACTTCACCTTCTGGCCGCTTGAGTCTAAAACCCACACTCTTGTCTTCACCGGCTCGGCCAATCTCACCGGCTGCCCGTTTGGAACGTAGATCACTCTCGATGAGCAACTCGCGCTCATGAGCGTCAATGCGAGCACGAAGATCTTTTGTAAGCTTTTCATCTTTTTGAGCGTCTTGTGAAATAGAATCTTTCTGCGACAGTTCATAGAACCATCGCAGAAGTTTCATGATTAGGTCGGAGAAGAAGTTGCCCATTTAAGACTTCTTCTCGTCCTTGGGAGCATCGGCGGCGAGGATCAAGCCCACACCGGCGCTGATAGCAGTGATCGTCGTGGAGAGATCAAACGTAGTCGCGGGGTCGCCGTCAAAGATAGCCTTCAGCGCGGTGCCGACGGCGACAAGAATAGCGCCGATGCCCGCGATCGTAGTCTTATTGTTTTTCATTTGTATTTTTTACCTTACTGAGATGTGTGTCGAGATACGCACGGATTGCAGTGAGACCGCTTATGATTGAGCCTAAGAAAAGCGCGATCACTTCGTACCAATTCTTTGGCCCATCTTGCGACGCCCACTCTACAAAAGCCGCGGACATTGGAGTCAATGCCGCGATTGAGAAATAAAGGGCACCGCGAAGATGCCCATTGTTTTGGAAGAAATTTCCCAGGAATTCAATGACGTTTTTCATTTCGAATAACGCGCCAAAGAATTATTCCTGAGGTAATAGCTGCAAAGATAGCTGCGAGAGGCGAGGCTATTTCGCCTAGAAGTTTTAGATGATTTATCACGGCGCCCATTATTCCGACTGTGGCGCCTACTGAAGCTTCTGTGGTGGTGTTATGGTTTGTCATGAAGAAAGCAAAAAGGGCTAGATGCCATAGACACCTAGCCCTTTATTTTACTTCTCCTCTGAAGCGGCGGCAGGCTGGGCAAGACCGGACGCATTCGCAGCGCCCAGAATCTTATCGAAGATCGGCAGTCCAACCTTAGCGTTGGCGATGCCGCCAGCCTTGATTGCGATGTCGATCAGTTGCAGCACGCCATTGGCTTCTTCGGGAGTCAGTTCGAGTTTGATCATGTGGGGATGTGTTTTGATGTTTAGCCGAGGATGTTAGTAGACATACCATCGACGCTCGGCGGAACGTCGCTAGTAGGAAGCTTGAACGAATCGACGATTTGCTCGTCGCGGAGTTTGGGAATTTGTTGTTCAACCAAAGGAGGAACTTGTTCGATCCACGGCAGCGGAGGAGCGATGACCGGAGGGTTGATCTGGTCGGCAATCTGCGCGGAGACGTTCGCTTCGATAGCCGCCTGATCGACTCCATTGGCGAAGCACCAGCCGAGAACCTGATCCTGCGTGAGGTCAGGATACGGCGTGAACGAACCACTCGGCGGCTGGAACGACGCGCTGCCGTAGCAGGTTCCGCTGTAGGTCTTCGCGTCGTCGCCGGTGCCGGTGGTTTCGGTGCCGTTGCACCTCCAATCGGCGGTGATGACGACATCGGTTTTGTCGCCTTCGGTCGGCTTAACGAGAAGGCGTTCGATGATCCAAGAGA